ACTTAAAATTTTTATTTTACTAAAATTTCTTTATTCATTAAAGCTTTTATATATTCATCACTATAACCTAAATATTTAAATTCTAAATCAAAAACAGTTTGACATAAAATTTTACCTTGTTTTCTATGTCTTTTTTCATAAACAAAACTTTCAAATAAACTAGGAATATCTACACTTTTACTAGAATCTATTCTATTATGTATAATATCCCTAGGACTTATTTTAAGATTTAGTTTAGAAGAAGGCTTAAATAAAATTGTACGTTTAAGTTTCATTCTACGTGTTGTAAATACATTATTAGTATTTATATCATATCGTATTGGAGATGGTTTATCGTAAACAAAAAAACTTCCAAACTCTGAAAGTGTAATAAACCCGTAGTTTTTTAAAGCTTCTGTCAACAACCACAACAATACTCGTACTATTCGTACACATTCAGTTTTGGGTAAATATTTAAAGAACCAAGCTAAATCTTCCGCCAAATGTCCAGCAGTATAGGATTCTTTATTTTTATTTTTAGAACAAGCTTCAAGAGCTGGAATATCAAATATTTCGTATTCTTGATTTCTAACTACTGTTTTACGTGTAGGTCTACGTTTATCAAACAGCATTAAATCTGTAAATAAATTTAAAATTTCTTCACTTTTTTTCATTTTTTTTACTTTTACCCCTTGACAAAATTAAATTACTTAATATACTCATATTAAAATTAATTAATTTTTCTTGGATGTCAAGGTTAACCGTGAATATATCTCAACTATTTTTTAATTTTCTTGAGGCTATTCAAAAGTATGATATAACTACTTTCGTTGGAGCTTTTAGTCTTCTTTTCTTATGGCACTATTATAAAGCTATTAGTAAAAATATAATAAGACTTTTGAGACTTCACGAAGAGAAACATAAAAAACAAACTAAAACATTTTCAAAAATAATAGATGTAAATAATTATGTACTGGATTTACTTAATCTTCTACTCGATGATATTTCCTGTGCCCGGATTTTAATCATGCAGTATCACAACGGTGGATATGCTCTTAACGGGGTTGATTTCACCAAGATGTCTTGTACCCACGAAGTTATTCGTAAGACATCTAACAAACAAGTTAAACCAGTACAGACAACTCTCCTTAATATTCCTATAACTGCCTATTCCTATTTTACACGACAGCTTCGTAAAAATCCTGTGGTATACGTACCTAGTCTCGAAAGTATTAAATTTGATGACGTATCCACCTACGAAGAATTTAAAATCCACGGCGCAAAAAGTTTTATTTGTGCTCCTCTTACAAACAGTGATGGGAATCTAACAGGATTTATCGTATTTGAATTTAATACTAAATCACCTCTTAAACGTAAATCCAACATCCTGGATATAGTTGAACATTACTCTATACGTATAAGTGGAATGCTGGAGAGTGCCGGTGTGTATGAGGAGAACTATAATGGCGGGAAAACTTCCAGCACTAAAGCCTAAATATCGTAAACTTGCCAAACGTGAACTTTCTCCAGATTGTCATGATTTGGGGAAAGCAGATAATCTTCTTCGTCAAATGCGATATGGTCTTGGGTTTGACCCACTGGCTGAACTTGTGGGTATCTACCAACATCCTGACACAACCATGTCAGAACGTATTAGAATAGCCACCGAACTTATGTCATACGTTGCCCCCAAGATGAAAGCAATAGCAGCACCTGCTGATACAGGTGATGTTATCAACATCAATGTTTCGTATCCAGAAGAACAGGCTGCTCAAAAATTTGCTAAAACCCTGTCTCTGGAAATGGACACAAAAGAAAATTGAGGTATCCTTACATGCCCTGTGGTAAAAAGAAGAAAAAGAAAGGGAAATAATGTGGATATTGAGTATAAAGTAACTCCCACTTTTGCCAAGGTTCATCGTGACACAAGTAGATATATTTTTGTCATGGGGCCTGTTTCCAGTGGTAAGTCAACAGGATGTATATTTCATGTGCTGTTTAACGCCATGAAACAGAAACCTGATGACAAGGGAGTACGTTACTCTCGTTACGCAGTAATTCGAGCAACATACCCAGCCCTGAAGTCTACAATTATTAAGTCTTGGATAGAATGGTTTAAAGATAAAATTACCATTACCTACAGCGTTCCTATTCGTGGTCGTATTCGTTACCCCATGTCTGATGGAACCATTCTAGATATTGAACTCTTCTTTATAGCCACCAACGATGCGAAAGCTGCTGAGAAACTCCGGTCACTGGAACTAACCGGGGCTCACGTAAACGAAGCTTCAGAAATAGACCCTGATGTCTACAGTATTCTAAAGACTCGTGTGAACCGTTTTCCAGCGGAACGTAGTGGTGGTTGTGTTGACCCTTTTATTATTTCAGACTACAACGCTGTATCTACATCTCACTGGCTGTACAAACTAGCTGAGGAAGAGAAACCTGAGGGTTATTCTTTCTATAGACAACCGCCAGCAGTACTACGTCACGTGGATGAGAATGGTAAAATTACCTACACAGTTAACCCGGAAGCAGAGAATCTTCTTGGTAATAACAAGAATTACTACGAGGGTATTCTTCCGGGTAGTTCTCCTGATTTCATCGAAGTCAACCTTATGAACAACTATGGGGAGGTAAGAACCGGTAAACCTGTCTACAAAGACTATGATGATTCTTACCACACTTCTTCCTCAGTACTTGTTCCTACTCGTAATCTTCCTGTTATTATTGGTCTTGACCTTGGTCTAACACCAGCTTGTGTATTCACACAGCAACAGTTTGATGGAACCGTTATTGTATTTGATGAAATAACAACTGAAGATTGTACTATCCAAGAATTTATTGAAGACTTGCTGTGGCCCAGGATTACTTCTAAGTATCCGTATATTATTCGTGATTTTAAGGTAGTAGTAGACCCAGCAGCTCAACAACGGGCTATTACCAATGGTCTTAGCCCGTATCACCTTCTTAAACAAAATGGGCTTAATGTGAAGTTGGGTCGTGATAATGACGTTCAGACCAGGCTTGAATCTGTAGCTCATTTTTTAAGACTTCGTGATAAGTTTAAAATAAGCCCTGAATGTAAAATGCTACGTAAGGGATTTATTTCTGAATATAAATATCGTAAGATAAATTCCTCAGAAACACAGTACAAAGATAAACCCGAGAAAAATATATACTCTCACGTTCATGATGCTCTACAGTATGCTATGATGGAGTATGTTCATAAACCTAAACGTAAACCTTTTCATGCTCCACAACGTAGATATACAGCTGTTAGCATGGTAGGGGGCTATTAATGTCTGAAGAAATTACCACCAATTCCGCAGAATTTGATAAAGCTGTAGACGATATAATAGAAGAACTGGAAGTATCTTCCGAAGAAGATAAGAAAGATGAACCAGAGCTTGTAGGTCTCGCAGCTTTTATTAAAGACTGTTTTGAAAGGAGTGACAGTTCTCGTCAAGCTATTGAAGATAACTGGCTTGATGACCTTCGTCAGTACAAAGGTGCCTATTCTGAAGAGGTTCTTCGTAAAATGCACCCTCACAGGTCCAAAGCTTTTGTGCGTATGACTCGTACAAAAGTAAAAACTGTGGACTCTCGACTGTCGGATTTGCTGTTTCCTGCCAACGGAGACCGAAACTGGGACATTACTCCTACCCCAATTCCTGAATTTTCCGCTAAAAAGATGGAAGCTTTGCTATCTATGTGGCGTGAAGAATCAGGACAGGACGTAACATCCGAGGAATTTCAGCTTCTTCTTCAAGATGAAGCTAATAAACAAGCACGAAAAATGGCAAAAACCATTGAAGACCAGCTATCCGAGTCTCGTTATCGGGAGATAATGCGTAATGTTATTCATTCTGGTAACTTGTACGGTACTGGAATTCTCAAAGGACCACTTGTAGCTATTGCTGAAAATCACCAATACTACAAATCTGTGAATAAAAACGGTAAAGAAAAGTGGTTGCTTGAGGAAAAAGACTCTATTACTCCGTTCATTGAGTACGTTAGGATATGGGATGTGTATCCTGACATGGAGTCCGATGATATTTCTTCCTGTAGATATGTGATTCAACGTAGAAAGATGGATAAACATGAGCTTGTAGCCCTTGCCAAGCGTTCAGATTTTTCTCAAAGCACCATTATGGACTACCTTGATGAGAATCCGAATGGGGATTACAAGAAAAAGAGTTTTGAAACTACTCTCTCCACTCTTGGCGACATAGTAGATTCTGGAATTAGTGCTGAATCTACTTCTAAAAAGTACGAAGTTCTGGAATTTTGGGGTTATGTGGACGCCCAAGACCTTATGGAAGCAGGGGTTGAAGTTCCAGAAGATAAAAAGAGCCTCCTTGAACTTAGTGCTAATGTATGGATGCTTGGAGACCACATAATTAAAGCCTCTTTGTCCCCTGTTGAGGGGATAAAATGGCCCTATTTTTTCTATTATTACGATAAAGATGAGACCTCTATCTTTGGTGAAGGTATTCCCAGCATTATGAGGGATGTTCAAGAGCTAATTAATAGTGCTTTTAGAGCAATGCTTGATAATGCTGCGATTAGTGCTGGACCTCAAGTTGAAGTAAACATGGATTTGATGTCCGAAGATGAAGACCTTCGTGATTTTTATCCATTTAAAGTATGGGTCAGAACTGGTGTTGGGCAAGATGCGTCCGCACCTGCTATCAGAATGCTGGATTTCCCCAGTTATACTGGTGAATTTGAGCGTATGATAGAAATGTTTCGTAATTATGGAGATGAGGTAACTTCCATTCCCCGTTATATGTGGGGAGAAGCTTCCGGAAGTGCTGCTCGTACAGCTTCCGGTCTATCCATGTTGATGGGGAGTGCGAATGTTACCATCAAAGACCAAGTTAAAAACTTTGATGATGGTATTACAAAGCCTTTTATTACTGCTATGTACTATTGGAACATGCAGTTCTCCACAGATGAGGATATAAAAGGTGATTACTCTGTAATAGCCCAGGGTACATCTTCTCTGATGGCTAAAGAAGTACGGTCTCAAAGTCTAATTTCTTTTGCTCAGATGACAGCTGCTCCTGCTGATGCCAGTATCGTTAAGAGACCACAACTTATACGTGCTATTGCTGAATCTCTTGACCTTGATGAAGATAATCTTGTGATGTCTGATAAAGAAATAGAGGTTCAACAGCAGCAACAGCAGCAACAACAAGAACAAGAACGCCAATGGATGAGCGAAATGGTAGAAGTTGCTCGCTCCGAGGGTATATCTCCTACAGCACTTCTCGATTCCTTGCGTCTCCTGCGTCGTGAAATTGAGGAGCCTGTGAATGAACAACAGCCAGCTTAACAATCGGCGTCTTGTTCTTGAAAAAAGTTTTAAGGATATTGTTCCTACTCAAATAGTCTTGGATATTGTCGAGTATATAGCCCTCAGAAAAAGAGATTGCTACAAACGGGTACTCCAAACTATGGACCAAACTGAACTCAGCCTTCTGTCCGGAGAACTCCGGGCCTATCAGAAATTGCTGGATGTATTAACAACAAGTAGCCTCATGCCTACGAGCGGAACTGCTACTATAAACTAGGATTGCACCGAGTTGCCCCTATGAATAACTTTACTGACACTGATAATCTAGAGTTTCAGGAAGCTTTTAATCAAGCTTGTGATGAACAAATGCCGGATAATGTAGAAACTTCAGAACAAGAAGTTGAAGAAGAAATTCCTGAAACCGACCAAGATACCAATTCTGAACCTGAATCAGAACCGGAGGATTCTCAGGTAAAGACTGAGCCCGAACCGGAACCTGATAAATCTCAGTATTCAGAACCTGACTATAAGTCTTTGTACTTTGAGTTGAAGCGCGTTTCAGATGCTCAACTGAGTAGGGTTCATGCCCATCTTCAGGATTTGAGCGCACAGTATCAAGAACTTAAACAGCAACAAGAAATGAAATCCCAGGCTAAGCCGGAAGAACTTCCGTCACATATCAAGGAAGTATTTGAAGCTTATCCGGAGATTGCTGATGCTGTTCAGTATCTTGTTGATTCTAAAGTAAATAAAACTCAACAACAGCTACAATCAGTAGTTGATTCTAAAATCAAACCCCTTCAGAATCAATTGTATCTGACGGAAGCCCAGAAACACGAAGCCATTATTCGTGCTGCGCATCCTGACATTACAGAGATTTTGATGAGTGGTGATTTGCAGATGTGGATTAATTCTCTTCCTCCTGTTATGAGGACGGGTGCTTCCAGAATCTATGAATCAGGAACTGCTGATGAAATCGTGGCTATGTTGAATGAGTATAAACAAGCAAGAGGAATTCCTAATGGAACTCGGAAATCATCGTCCGCAGGCATTCAAGAATCTCCTGGTTACTCGAGAACTTCGGGACGTGCGGAATCCGTACTGTCCCCCTCTGAAGGGAGAAGTTCCGACACCTCCGGAATCCGAACCGGAGGAACCGGACGAGGACAAGGAGACGGAGAAGAAGACGAAATAGTTAAGAAAGTTCTCGCAGCTATGGCTGTTGCCAGTAAGCGTGAACCTCTTGACGTACCTAAAAAGCGTCGTCGTACTCCCCAACAAGACTTTATGGCAATCGCTAAACAATATGAAAATTCAATGGGTAGGCGCTTGCCGTATTAAACTATACTCAAGATTGAGAAAAGGATTATATAAATGGCTACTTCTTTTGATGCTACTCATAATATCAACGTCTCTCAGGTAGTTAACAGCGGAAATGTTACTTCTTCTGTGTACCGTAATAAGGCGTATATGGTTGCGAAGATGCTCATTCGAGCTCTTCCGACCCTGGTGTTTGAAAAGTTTGGTCAGCCTCAGGTACTCCCTACGAGCAGTACTCGTAGTGTCAGCTTCCGTCGTTTTGACCCTCTGGACAACACTCCTGTTGAACTGGTTGAAGGTGTGACCCCCGAAGGTCAGCCTCTTACCTATACTGACCTTCAGGTAGACCTGAAGCAGTATGGTGGTTTGGTGGTGCTGTCTGACGTTCTGTTGGACACCGCTGACTCTCCTGTTATGGAACAGGCTACTGAACTGGTTGGTGAACAGGCTGCTCAGACTGTGGAACGTCTGCGTGCGGACGTTTTGCTTGGTGGTTCCAATGTCGACTATGCTAACGGTACCGCTCGCAATGAAGTGAATACCCCGATTTCTCTGGGCCTCATTCGTCGTATTACCCGTAAGATGAAACGTCAGCTGGCTGAACCTATTACTCAGGTTATTTCGTCCACCCCCCGTTTCTATACGGAAAGCATCCACCCCTCGTATATTGCTATTTGTCACCCCGATGTGGAAGGTGATATTCGTAATATTCCTGGATTCAAGGATGCCATCGACTACGGTTCTCGTACTCCGTTTGAAACGGAAATTGGTGCTGTCGAAGGTGTTCGATTCCTGACCACTACCATGATGCCTACTTATCCTGATGCTGGTGGTGTTAAGGTGAATACCGCTGGTGACGATATGCTTTCTACCACTGGTACGAAGGCAGACGTGTATCCCATCCTGTTTATTGCTCGTAACTCCTACGGTCTGGTGCCCCTGAAGGGTGCTGAATCTCTGACTCCTATGGTTGTTAATCCTACTCCCACTGAAAGTGACCCGCTTGCTCAGCGTGGTACGATTGGTTGGAAGACCATGCAGGGGACTGTTATTCTGAACCAGGCGTGGATTATTCGTGCTGAAGTCGCTGCTTCGGCGTACTAATAACTGGGGTGGGGAGGGAAACTTCCCCACCTATTTAATATAGGTTTAAGTATTATGGCAAAAGAAAAAAAGATTACTCCCGTTAATTATAACGGAACTGACGCGCAACTTCGTGATGCTCTTTTTGATAGAAATTTGTATGTTCCCCTGGATGAAAATAATAAACTCATTCGTAAACATGCTATTAGTTTGCTTCAGAGTTGGGAAGATGAACATCGAGTAGATACCTCTCGTAAAGTTCGTGTAATTTTTCATAAGTCTATGAGTCCTTCTGGTGGACCGTATGTATTTCTTAGCTTGAATAATAAAACTATTCAAGCTCCTTATGAAAAACCTGTAGATGTTCCTGAGTATATGCTCACGGAATGTTGTGATAGGGCTGTTACTTTGGTTCGCTATGACAACGGTGTTGTTAACGCTGGTGGTAAAATTCATAAAATTCCTACGTATCCGTATACTCGTATCGGTTATGTAGATGAACTTGATAAAGTTGATAGTTCTGATGTAGCTCCTGCTACTGAAGAACAGGCCGATTAAAATCTCTACGTGAGGATTGGATATGAAAGTACAGGAAATTCTTGAGCGCGTTACCACGTTGTACAATGATTTGGAGTACGTGCGTGTTCCAAGGTCTCATTACTTGAGATTTCTCGATGATGCTATCAATCAATTGATTCTTTCACGTCCAGATTCTCATGTAAAAACAGAAATTGTAAAACTCATGCCTGGGACAAGACAAGACCTACCAGAAGGTGGATACACTCTTATTGATATATACATGACCAAAAAGAAAATAGATGATGATAATTTTATTAATTATCGTCCCGTATATCAAGTAGAGCGTAAAGACCTAGATTATTTTAGTAATTGGCATGGTGGTTTTGATAATGAGAAAGATGTAGATTATATTAATGAGTTTGCTTATGATACCCGTTCTCCTCTTACCTACTGGGTTACTCCATTTGTTGGAAACCAAGATGTGTACGTAGAAATGGATTATTCATACGGATGTGAGAAGTATAGTGAAATGCCAGAAGATGAAGCTTTGAATTCAGATATTCCTATTAGTGAAGTCTTTATGGGTCCTATTATTTCTTATATGTTGTTTCTTTTATATAGCACTGATAGCACATCTGCTGTTGACCGTGAGGTAGCTCAAAGATATGAAGCGTCTTTTTATCAAGCTCTGGGTCTTGAGTATAATGCTGTTCAAATTGTTACTCCTCGTGTAGACGAATCAGAAACTCCACAGGTTGGTTAAGATGACACAATGGGAAGAGTTTTATCCATTAGTAATGCCTCAAGTTCAGGGTTGTCCTGTAGCTATAGTAGATGCTGCAATTCGTGCTGCATGTGGAGAGTTCTGCTCTAGGACTTTAATTTGGAATCAGGAAGTAGTGTGTGGAGATTTAGTAGCAGGTATTCGTGATTATAAGTTTAATAATAAAACTTCTGATACCTCTATTGTTATGCCTTTGCATGTAATTATTCGAGAAGTTAAAGATGGTAAAATAAATGACCATCATGTATGTAACACAAATCTTCAAGATTTGGATACATACGCTAAGCAATGGAGATTGTCTAAATCTTCTATGCCTCAGGGTTTTTACATGAAGACTCCACAAACCCTAGTCTTTGTTGAAGAGCCCACACGTTCTATACCTGATGCTATACACATGCTGTGTGCTGTAAAGCCTTCTCGTAAAGCTAAAGGTGTTCCAGATTTCTTGTTTGAAGACTGGGGTGAAACTATTGCTGCTGGTGCTTTATTGAGACTTCACGCTATGGCAGGAAGAGTTTGGGCAGACCCACAAGTAGTTTCGTACCATACTCGAAATTTTAGAGATGGTATATCAAGAGCAAAGTCCAAATTTGTTAAGTCTTGGACTGCTCAATCTAAAACAATGCTACCTAAAATATTTTAAAAGGATTGTAAAAACATGAGTGGTTTTAGCACTTATCTTGACAATAAGCTTTTGGACTTGGTGTTTTCTGGAACGGCTTACGAAACCCCGTCCAAATATATAGCTCTATTTTATAGTGATGCCGGATTGACAGAAAATAATTCAACTGCTCTTCAAGAAGTAAGCGGTACTGCTTATGCTCGTGTTGCAGTATCGAACGATAAGTTTTCTGTAGCTTCAAATTCTTCCGTTCAGAATCTTGCTAATATTGAGTTTCCTGTAGCTGAGTCTGATTGGGGAACTGTAACTCATATCGCTATTATGGATGCTGCTACTGATGGTAATGTTTTGGCGTGGGGTGTAGTGCGCAATCCTATAACTATGGATGCTCAACCTCGTGATATTCTTACGGGGGACCAGTTTATTATACGTACTACTACTTTCAATGTAAGGTTGCAGGACAACGCGGTTATCTAAGTTATGTTGACTGTTATCAATGGGTATCCAGTAAATACACAAGTTGTCAACGCTGGACGTACATTTACACAAGCTGTTGACGAGGATAGGTATGTAGACGTATACGCTATAGTACCCTTTGGTGTTTTTGGAACATCTATTATAGAGGAGATAGCTAGTGTAAAAATTCCTGCTGTTCGTACAATTCTAAACGATACTGGTCCTTTTGATAGAGTTGTTACTGTTATTTTTGATAATGATATGGTACGATGGCCTGCTTCACAGGCTATTGAGATTGCTACCGTATTTGCCCCTGTATATGTAAAACGGTGGGGCTCTCTTTACATTAACCCGACTGTTGATGTGGAAGCCCCTTTTTACAGAGTTAGGTGGGGTTTATTTACTCCGGAAGAACTTGTAACTGTATGGCTGCGAGATTGGTCTGATGCTCGTGAACGCAGAAGAGGTTCTAAACTTTTTGAAGTTAGTCTTCTTTTTGTATCTGCAATAATAAAGATGTGGTCTTATCCTATAGTTGCAGATACAGATGCATGGGCAGCTTCAGCAGTTAAAAAATCTTTCTCTGTAGATATTATAGATGAATACGCAGAAGTATACAGTGGTGGTGATATTAAATCTTGGTATTATCCAATAGAAACTAATAGTAAAGTTACTGTTGGTGGGGTAGTACGTAAATCTACACCTTATATTTCTATACTTTCTGATTCTAGTTTTACTACTTTTGGAAATCTTATAACTGTAAATGCTAGTTTAACAGAAGAAAAAGTTACAGTAAATACTGGTGATACTTTAATTCTTTATGACGGTAGTATAAAACTTGAACCGTGTAGTGATGGACGACTTGTAGAGGAACTTATACCTTGTACGCCTGATTGTCCGGTGTACCCATAAAAGAGAATATACACATGGCAACATATAAATTTACAAATAACGCATTCTCCAAACTAACCCAAGATATAACAGCCCTCACTACGTCTATTCCTATTACCGCTGGAGATAGTGTAAAATTTCCAGTTATAGATTCTAACCATGTGTTCAATGTTACATTGTCAGATGATAGTGGTAATTTGGAAATCGTACAGGTTACTTCTGTAGTTGATGATACATTTAGTGTGTTGCGTGGGCAGGAAGGAACTACACCTAGAGAGTTTTCGGCAGGGAGTAATGTTCAGCTTCGTATTACAGCTGAAGAGTTGAATTCTTTTGCCGAGTTTGTTACTTCTCCCTCTGACCTAACAAAGGTTACTGGTATTCTTGATGTAGCTCATGGTGGAACTGGAAATGCTAACGGGGTTGCTCCATCAGCGATTAAAGCTACGCAAGATGCAACTGGCGCAGAAATTTCTACTTCTTATGTACATAATACAGGAAATGAAACTGTTGCTGGGGTAAAAACTTTTTCTAGTGATATAAATTGTACTGATGATACTTTTAGATTTAAAGCTCTTGACTGGTCTAAAGGTGATACTCCAACAAATACTATGAATAAGTGGGTTGGAGTTTTTGATAAAGATGAGAGTTTTGCATCAGGAACCGTATTTAAACTAGATACTGATGGCTCTATTAGTGCATCTCTTTATACTCACACAAATACACCAGATGCTGGTACTTTAGGTGTTCTTTCAATTACATCATACCCGGATGGTTCTATACATACTACAGCGATAACTCCTACAGATACAAACGATAACAGTACGAAGATAGCAACGACTGGTTGGATAAGAACAGCTACAGGAAATACCACTCTAACAGCTAATGATGCTGTTAAGTGGTCTGGTGGAAGCCTTACTAAATCTACAGCTGCTCCTTCTGGTGGAGCTAACAACGACGTTTGGTTCCAGTATATTTAAGGGGTAACTTTACAATGGAAAAATTTTCAAATAATGCTACGACCGTATTGAGTTTGCCTCTTGACAAAGAGTCTACAGAACTTACTGTACAATCAGGAACTGGAGCTTTGTTCCCAGAGCTAGAAAGTGGTGATTATTTTTATGCCACAATTATTTCTTCTTTGGGAGAAATGGAAATAGTAAAATGTGTTGCTAGAAATCTAGATGCTTTTACTATAGAAAGGGCTCAGCAGGGTACTCAAGCTTCTAGTTTTCTTGCTGGAAGCATAGTACAACATAGGTTGACAGCAGAATTTTTGAACAGTATGTCTCCTATACTTGGAGGAGATGGTTCAGTATCTGCTGCTAATAAACTTACAACTCCTCGTAAAATTACTATTGGTGGAAAAGCTTCCAGCGACCCTGTAGAGTTCGATGGTACTAAGGATATTATACTTTCTGTTACTAGCATTGAACCCGATAGTATTTCTGGGATACTTCCCATAACTAAAGGTGGTACTGGAAATACTACTGGAACTGCTCAAGATTCTGCTCAGTGGGATAAATCTACTAAAGTTATATCTAGTGCAGCTCCTTCCGGTACAACTGAAAATCAAATTTGGTTTCAATATCTATAAGGAATAAAAGAAATGAATAGTTCTGTTACGTGGTCTGGTAGCTATGGTGCTGTAGAAACTAACGGTATTGTGTTTCCTATTGGCACTAAACCTAATTTCTCATTTGAATTTGATTCTGTATACTATGAACCTGTAGTAAATAATAAGTTTAAAGTTATTGGCACTGAACGGTACGAACTTTCTGATGAAGAAGTATCTGAGTGTCAAAACTTTAGTGCTACTTTTTTGGATACTGCTGACTATCCTGTGCAAACTGTCGAAGAAGATACTATGCTTTATGCTGGTAGTATGATGCGTAGTGAGGCTGTTGAAAAGGGGTTGACTTATTTTGTTGGACCAACTCCTGATTTTCCGGTAGCTAGGTATGTTCAGGTAGAAGGTGAAACTGGTATTACTGGTGCTGGTCACTGGGAAAAGATTGTTTGTGTTATTAAGGACGACGGTTGGTATGTAATTGAACCTGACGGTATTTGTCCCAAGTGTGTTGTGTTTATGAACCAATCCGAATGGGATGCATTTCCGAAACCTACTAAAGGTACTCAAATTTGGGATTTTGCTTCTGAAACCTGGAAAGATTATCGTACTGTAGAACGTGCTCGTAATAATCTGATTGAGTATATTAGGAATACATATAATCCCAAGCGTCAAGAAGTCTTGGGAGGGTTTACCCCCCAAGCTGAAATGTCGTCCTGGCCTATTCAGTTGGAAGAAGCTAAAGCTTACAAGAATAATAAAGATGCTTCGACCCCGTTTATTGATGCAACTTTGGTAGCTCTGAATGGAGCAAAGACTAAAGATGAATTTGTCAATGACATCCTCGAGCATAACTCTGATACTGCTCTCACACAACTTGGTACTCTTCATGGAGAGGAGTATGGGTGGATTTTGAAAGTTCGAGCTGCTAGTACTTTGGATGAAGTTGATTCTATAGAAGCAGAGTTTGCGAAAGCCCTCGGGGTTCAAACTTTTACTAGACCGGTAAGTGGATTTTAAATTGAAGGGGGGGGTGAAATGCCCCTGTTTGTAAGTATAGATAAATCTCCCCATCACGTACTTCTCCATGTTTATCTTAACGGAGCATGGAGAAGTATACCCCAAGTTTGGGTATTTGTGTCAGGTACATGGAGACCTATGTGGTCTTATTCGTGGGATTTAGGAGCATGGAGTCAATGCTCAGTACAGTGCGGAGGTGGTACTCAAACACGTACTGTTACTTGTACTCGTACTGATGACAAACATTCATTTCCTGACAGTGTGTGTGAAAAATTAATAGGTACTAAACCACCTACTTCTCAACCCTGTAATACTCAGAGTTGTGTAAGTTGCCAATATACCTATGGAGTAAATGGTACTAATGTTACTGGATGTTGGGGTGGACAACCTAAATGTTGGATGTTTCGTTTAAATGGAACTCTAATGTCTAATGGGATTTGGTGTGCCTCTGATTGTACGAACGCTAATGTAACACACTGTAAACATGGAGCAGGCTGTAGTGCTAACAATGGTCCTCAAGGCACTCTTAGTGGGACCTGTGGTCCTTGGTATATGGGACCTTTGCGTAATGGTACAGCTAGTTTCTGTGACTGGGATGATTGGCATGAGCTTTGTGGTCCGTTCTAAATAAATTTAAGGATTCATAATGCCAGCTTTTGTTGATGTGTCTGGAACTTGGAGACACCTTATTCCATACGTAAATATATCTGGTGCGTGGAGACAAATTCCTCAGATATATATAAATGTAAATAATACTTGGCGTCCTTTGTGGACTTATTCTTGGTCTATTGGTGGATGGGGTACTTGTTCAGCTACGTGTGGTGGAGGAACTCAAACTAGAACAGTTACTTGTATTAGAAGCGGTGATAATAGAACTTTTGGTGATAATGTTTGTACTGCTTTTGGTGCAGGTACTAAACCACCTACTTCTCAACCCTGTAATACTCAGAGTTGTGTAAGTTGCCAATATAGTTTAATATCTATGGTTCCTATTTATGGAACAGGTGTTATAACAGATAAACCTTCAACGTATAACTGCTGGGTATATATGCTAAATAATGCAAATATGACAGTATCTGGATACTGTACCACAACTTGTACGTTATATGGTGGTGGTTGGGGCTCTCCTTGGGACTACGGGGTAGGTGGGTATCAAGTGTATAATCCACCAGCTTGTGGTAGTTTTTATGTTGGTGCTTTAATGAAGGAAGACACATTTTGGTTGCAGTACCAAGTTTGCGGACCATTTTAAAATGGTCCACATATACTACATACATAGAAAAATGCCCCATCGTTACGGCAATCATTCATTTTGTAGTAAGGACCACAAGTATCTGACAGATTACCTGGGTAGTTAGTTAGTAAGTATGTACAATTGTGTCCACAAGTTGACGCTGTAATATCAACACCATTCACATAAAATGCATTGCACATATTATCCCAGTCTCCAGATACGCCATAGACGTTGGGTACAAATTGGCAACTTACACAACTCTGAGTATTACAGGGTTGAGAAGTAGGTGGTTTAGTACCTGCACCTTTAACATTGAGGGTTATTATGTTTCGGACTTCTTTTATTCCTTATCCTGTTTCGGCTAACTATACCAGTCAGCCGTGGACCAGTGGCTCTTTTGGCTGCTGTGGGGCGAGAGTAAGTGCATTTCGTTCCTGCTGCAGACAAAATAATTTTTAAAATTTTTACTTTTACCCCTTGACAAAATTAACATAATAAATATTTATTATAGTGATTATCAAGAGGTAATCAATCAACCTTTCATGCATTAACCTATAAACTAAGGAGAGGGTATGTTTTCCCTTTCTAAAGATGAACATAAAGATAAAAAGGAAGGCAAGTATATGAATGATATTGCTGGCCTGATGGCTCTCGCTCAGAATAGTGCTTCCAAGATGGACCTCCCCGGTCTCCTGGCTCTGGCTAAGGAGAAGGGCTATGATGGCAACCAGTGGTGGTGGATTATCATCGTCCTGTTTATGCTGTGGGGTGGTAACTGGAATGGTCGTAACCAGGGTGTTGCGGCTGGGCTTATTGGAGCGGAGAACCTTCAAATGATTACTTCTACCTTTGACCGCATCGCCGCTGCTCAGAATGCGACGACGGCTGGTTTTGCTAACCTTAACACCCACCTGTGTGATTCGATTGCTCAGACCATGGCTGCCGTGCGTAATCAGGGCGACCGTGTGACTGATAACATCAATGCTGTGTCTCGTCAGATTTCTCAGTGCTGCTGCAATATGGAAGCGGCTATGGCTAATCTGAACTGTGAAGTGCAGGGTATTGGTCGTGAAATTCAGGGTACTCGTCGTGAAATCGAACAGCGTATTGCTCTGAGTGAAGAACGTCTTACGAATCGTATTGAACTGGGTGATGAACGCCTGGCTTGTCTGATTAAAGATACTGCTAAGGAACAGGAACTCCAGCGTCTCCAGCGGGAAAACTGTGCTCTGACTGCTAAATTGGCCGAAGCCAACATGGTGAATCTGGCGCAGACGACCGCTGACCGTGCGGTTGCTTCTATGCAGACTTTTGCTGTTGCTCATTATACCCCGACTCGTACTACTACGACCGCTGCTGCCGCTGCGTAACATTTACTGAAGGTTTGTGATATATGGGTGCTGATAGTTTTGAAATTAAAGTTGTTCCTTCTGTTTCTAAAGAAGAACAGGAGATGATGACTAAACCTCTGGACCGTCTTAAGGATGAGTTTGATGGGTGGGTCATGTACAAGACGATGTACAAAAACGATACGACTGAGCAACGCTACAGAATAGCTTCTCAGCAAGAATTTGGACATCTTCTTATGGCCCTTGAAGATTTCGTTGATTGCATCCAAGACCATAAACCTGATGAAATTGAAGTAGAAGAGTTTAAAAGGTTTATAGAACATCTTAGTCTGAAAGCAGTCTAGAGATGTTCTACCCCGTCTAAGCAAGGGATGCCACGCAGGATGCTTAGTTTTAACGGTAGGTTTTTGTTTCTCCTTACTACCGTTATTACCCTGCGTGGCTTTACTTATATTTAAGGTGAGTAATGTGAAGTTATCGTACACAAAATTCTCAGGAACAGCTCCTCGAATTTCTCCATATCAACTACCTTCTACTTTTGCTCAAATAGCTGCCGATACTAAACTTTGGAGTGGAGAAATTCGTCCATTCTTTCAAGATATATTTGTACAAACAGTACCGAATGATACTCAAAGTGTTTATAAATATAGATTTGCGGATGGTTCCCATGTTTGGTTAACATGGAATATACCTGTTCATATAGTTAAAGGTCCTATTTTTGCAGATGCAAATAACAGAATTATAGTATCTGGTCTTTCTGGGGGGTTGAGAATTACAGATGCTACTATGTTGAATAGTAATTCAACTACAGTAGATGATACTAATTCTTATACTCTAGCTATACCAGTAGCTACTGGTATAAAGATGGAAGTATCTGGTGAAGCTGGGTCTAATAAAGAAGCTAGAAGTTATGTTATATCTTTGGTTAGAGAATGGGGAGATGGTAAGCTAGATGCTGGTAAAACTAGTGAACCAGCAGTAGGCCCCAACGGTAGTCTTACCGTGGATGTAACTTCTGGACAGACTGTTACATTATCAAACATTACTATCCCAGCAAATGTAACATCTTCGGCTGGTGTAACTAAAGCGTATGTTTATCGTAGTGTTGTAGGTTCTACAGGAGCTTCCACTTATGCTTTTGTAGATGAGTTTCCTGTTACAGATGACCAGACTGTTTATACTTACGTAGATACTAAAACTACATCAGCACTTCAAGAGTCAGCTATAAGCCTAGAATGGGATTCTCCCAAAGATAATCTTCAGGGTCTTATATCCCTGAATAACGGAGTATTGGCAGCGTATAGCGGTACTGATGTATATTTTTCATACCCTTATCAACCTCACGCTTGGCCCGCAGAATATCGTATTTCTGTGGATTATCCTATTATGGGACTTGGTGCTTTTGGTAATACAGTAGTTGTATGTACAGAATCAGTTCCAGTTCTAGTTTTGGTTACTGACCCCGCCAGTGCTACTGTAAAACCTATTCAACAAAACTTACCTTGTACTAATGCTGAATCCATAGTTAATACTTCGTCTGGTGTTATTTATTCTACTCAACATGGACTAGTACTTATTAATTCCACACAGCCTACTATTATTACAGATACTTATATAACTAAGGATGAGTGGGAAAAGTGGGGAGCCAAGTCTCTTAGGGGTACTTATTATAACGATACCTATTTTGGGTTGTTTACTGAATATCCTGAAGTTTATGGATTTATGTTTGACTTAACTAATGCAGATTTGGGGATTGTAACTATCAATAAAATGGCACAAGTTATCTGGTCTGATGTAGAAGACCAAGATTTGTACATGGTTGTTCCTCAAATGGACGGGTCTATGGGGCTCGTAGTATTCGATAAACGTAATGAAGATTTCAGGTCATATAGGTGGAAATCTAAAATAGATGTATCTCCTCAAGGTATAGCTACTTTAAGTGCAGCTCGTGTAGTTGCTGACTATAACTTTGCTGAAATTATAGGTACCTACCCTTATTCTTATGTATACGAAGATAATTCTATTAATGGTGTAGATATACATTCGTTGGATATTAATGGTCCAGCAGATATGAATTTTATTTACAAAACTCTTATCTATAGACCTAGTATTCATTTTAAATACTATGTAGATGGTATTCTAAAATATGATAGGTTTGTATATAATAACCGTCCTTTTAGACTTCCCTGTGGCTTTAGAGGCGATAAGTTTGAAATAGAAGTATCTGGAAATTTTCCTATTCACTATATAGATTTAGCTACAAGTATTGGGGAGTTGCAGTAATGGCTATATATAATTTTTCTTACCCTGATATACCGTACATGGAAAGTCGAGAAATGTATGAGTATTTTCTTTTGCTGGATAAGACTATTAGAACTATGGGAGAAGCCATTAATACTGTATCAAGTATAGACCCAGAAACTATAGCTAAACTAGTAATGCCTAAAGCTGATGGGTTAACAATACGTGATACTGATAACGTATGGTCTGTTGTAAGAGCCCCGAGTGCCAACATAGCAACTGAAGCTGACCATGCTATTTCTGCTGATTCTGCCAATCACGCAACTTTAGCCGATAATGCCGCAAATGCTGCGTATGCTTCTACAGCTGGTTCAGCTGATAAACTTACTAATTCAGTAACAATTTCTTTGGTTGACGATGTTACAGGTAGTGCAAGTTTTGATGGGTCTCAAAATGTAGAAATTGAAACTACAGTAGTTAGTATTCCTACTGATGGAACTATTACTCACGCTTTGACTGCTGATAAACTTACCAACCCAAGAACGATTTCACTTGAGGGAGATATAACAGGGTCTTCTTCTTTTGATGGTAGTCAAAATATTGTAATTAATACTACCCATACTGAAGATATGTTTAAATCTATATCTGACAGTCTGTCTTTGAATTGGCTTGATGTTCGTTCTTTGCCAGTACAGAACATAACTGACTATGATTTTACACCTACTGAGAATGGGTATGTGTTTGTTACAAGCATAGGAAGTGGGGTTAATGGAAATTGGTTGGGGGTTCGTAATAAAACTAATCAAACTTCCTTGGCTGTGTTTCCATGTGGGTATTCTAATAGAATATGTTGTGGTGGTTTATATCCAGTAAAGAAAGGAGATACCTACACTTTAATCTTTTCTGTTAATGAGTTGGAATCAAACCTAGCGTTTTTTGTTCCCCAAACAGGTGTGGTATAGTTTATGGCTAGTTTTACTGCTAATCTTATGTATGCTCCCTTGATGTATGGGCTACCCTACAGTTCTAATCTGTTTACCAAGGCAACCAACAGTGGTAAAAAGACTGGTCGAGGGTGGAGCTCTAGTAATTTTGTGCAAGATACCTCTCCTGTAAATAATCCAAACTCGCTTGATAATTATCACAGTAGTAGTGGGGATGGTGGTGGTAATCTTCCCAGCATGAATTTCAGTTATGCCACTGGGTCTTCTCGAAAGGATGGGTGGAGTAACCCATACCAAGATGCGTGGACTTCCCAAGGTCTCAAAGATTTTGTTGGTGGTATTGGTATGAATGCTGGGGTAACAGCTGGTGCTGGTGCCCTTGCTGGCCTTCCTTTGTCTCAAGCTATAGGTTTGGGTCTTAGTGCTGGGTTTAACCCCGGAAGTATGTTTAGTGGACTTGGTGGTCTGGCTGCTACTTCAATAGGAGTACAGAGTAATCCTACTGCAAATGCTGTTATTTCCACCCTTGGTGGTCTTGCTTTTGGTCCAATCGGTGGCCTTATTGCTGGTGCCGCTGCTCCCTTTATTTCTGAGGGTATCGCTGATGCTTTTAACCAGCGTGAGCACGAAAAAGTACGTGATACCTTAGAAGATATGTCAGATGGGTACCGGCAGGGAAGAACCCTCGGTACTGTTGCTGCAACCACGATGGATAAACTCAATGGGTTTGGGGCCTTTCTCGGAAATGGTTCTATTGCTAATTATGTTGCTGACCAGGTTAATCGGGCTGCTCCTCCCGGGCAGTTTGACCCCATTGCTTCCCAGGCTATTCAGAGAGCTGTGCTGGAAGAAAACGGAATCACAGGTTGGGAAGCACAAGCTACAATAAATAATGCCAGGTTTAACCCAGAAGTTGTCGGAGCGATTGCAGCCAGTATGGACGTACTTGGTGAAGATAGAGCTAAAGCTGTGCGTGATGCTTTGAAAGAATCCCCAGCTCCGGTTACATCTGTTCAAGGTGCTGGTACTGTTGCGCAGACTCTTACTGATTTGGCACAGTCTTCTTTTGCTCTTAGTAACCCTGCTGTTTCTGATATGCTTAATACAGCTCAGACTGTGCTTGAGGCTACAAATTTGGGGCAACAGTCTTTTGCTCAACCTGAGATGTCTTCTTCCAACAGTGTAGGTCAGTCTTATTCTGGTTCTGATGCTAGTGGTTTTGGATTCAGTGGTAATTCAGGTAGTGGCGGTGGTGGACACTATGGAGGTAGTGCTACCCAGGGAGCCATTGGTAGTGTTGGGTTTAATAGTTCTGGTCAGATGACTGGTGGCTGGAGTGGCGGAGGCTTTGGGTTTGGTAGTAACCTTGGCCTCAGTGGTAGCCTTGGTAGCGATGCTATCAGTGGCGGAGGTCACGGAGGTGGAGGTATAGGTGGTGCCAACGGTACTGGAGGAAGCGTTGGTGGTAAAGATACCGGTAATTCTTCGTCTGGTAAAGATAGTAAAAACTAAAAGGAATATATATTATGGGACTTTGGGATACTCTTACATCATCTAATACCTGGAATACTATTGGAAATATAGCCAATGTAGCTGGGTCTGTGTATGATATTTATAGTGGTATTCAAAATCAGAATCTAGCAAATAGGTATGCAAATATTGCTGCTGGGACAGCTGCTAAACAAGACCAAATTACCCAAGAAATGTGGGACCGACAGAAGCAGCTGTATTGGCCTTTGGAAGATTTGAATGTCAAATACATGACCGAAGACCTTCAAACCCTACGTCCAGCGTATCAGAATCAGGTAGCTTATCAAGCACAGCGTTTGAATGAACAACTTGCGAACGCTAAAGAACTTAATCCTATGTTGGATGAAACAGAAAAGTCTTTGCTTCGTAGGCTTACTGAAGGTGAAGATGTTCTGGCTGAACGACTGATGAACCAGGCTACTGCTGATGTAGGTGCATCATATAGTGCTCAACGAGAGCAAGACCAGAGAGCTATGGGACTTGCTGGTATTAATCCTAATAGTGGACAATATGCAAATTATTTGAATCGTATGGGTACTAGCGAAGCTTTGGCAGAATCTACTGCCCGTACCCAAGCTTCTCGTCAAGCTGAGGAACTTGCTTTGTCTAGACAAGCTCAAGCTCTTAACTACAGACAAGGAGCACAGCTACCTACATATTCATATACTCCCAGTGTAAATACAGGAACCATTCTATCTGGTCTTGGTAGTACTGGTAATTCTTATACTGGACTTGCTAATATGTATAATACAAATGCTCAACAAAATTGGAGCGGTGCTAACTATCTTATGAACCAACTGTCTGGTGGTTCTTATGGTAAGGCTACTACATAAGGAGAAATAACATGGCATCATGGGGATTGGCCGCGTATACCGGCCGTAAAATGTGGGAAGATGCAACGAAGATTGCTGAAGAAAACGAGCGGTACAAAGCTGGTCGTGCTTTGTTTGATTTGCAACTTCAGGAAGCTGAAGAAACTGCTAAGCTTCAAGCCCAAGCTAATAAAGAATCTCGTCGTATTGCTTCTAATCTAAATACGTATAAAAGTAGAATTCAGCGTGGAGATAAAAAAGCTCTTGCTGAGTTTATGTCTTCCATAGATACTAACTCTGATACTAGTTGGTCAGTTGTGGGAGATAGTATTGTTGAGCAGGATGAGTCTGGAAACATCGTTACTAACATTCCTCTTAAAGATGTTTCTGGTGCGGCTATGTTGTCTATGGCTCAACAGTTTGTACCTACCGCTGATAAAGTAGCTGAGGAGTATAGAACTGGTGTAGCTTCTAATCAGAAATACATGCAAGAGCTTCAGAAAGCTATGATGGATGTACAAGCTAGATTGGAAGTAGCTAAGATAAATGGAGCATCCAGTGCAACTGTAGCTCAACTTAACGGGGAGTACAGCCTTCTAAGAGAACAGCTTAAAGCAGCCAGTGATGCTAACCTAAAGAATATGGACAGTAGTGCTGGTATCAGTATGGCTCTGGCTAAAGAAGGACTTAGCCAATGGCAGGATGCAGCTTCTGTACGCCAGGCGGCTACTGTAAATGCTCTGGCTACGATGTCCCCTAATGCTGTTCCTCAGTTCGATAGCAATGGTAATTTGACCATGCTTACCGACATGAGTACTGGTGAACAGGTTACTCCTGACAAGCTGTCTACTGATTTTACCTCTGAGTTGAATAATCGAGCCCGTCAATTTATTACCACAGGTCTTCAGCAAGCTGCTGCTACTAATTTTAGTGGACCTATGGTTGGGTATCTAACTAATGCTACAAACCAGTATGTAAATAATCTTAACCAAAACCTTGCTGACATTGCATCACAAATAGGAAATGCTACCACATCTGTACAAGGTCTCCCTGTGCTGGCTGTACCTACTCCGCAAGCTCAGTTGGGAGTAGGAACTCCTAGTGTGGATACTTCCTCCTTGCAAGCCCCTGTAGTGTACTCTTATATTAGTCCTACAGATGTGGGGACATCAGCTCTTAGAAACATAGTTTCTAATTTTGAAGCTGCTACGGAAGAACAAATTAATTCTGCCAATCGAGCTCGTTTGAATCAGGCGTTGCAGTCTGGTGGTGCTTGGTGGCTGGGTGATGTTTCTGCTGGTATTCCTGCTGGAATGTTTTATAAATAAAGGTTTGTGTATATATGAATAACATAATTACTTCTACCGGAACTAGGTTTGGTACGGGATTGCAGGATGCTCCCTACCCTGTAACGACAGTCACTGAATCAGTTGACTTTGTTCCCGGTACTTATCTTCGGACACGTGATGCACAAGTTCCGACAACCCCTGGTGTAGGCTTTGGATTAGCTGCTCCTAAAATTTCAATACCTCCTTCTGTTAGAGGAGGGTCAGCATCTTCTGTTTCTGATTTTTCCGTTACTCCTTTTGAAGCTGTAGATACTGCTGGAGTATACCCATCTGCTGAAGAACTTGCTAATGCTGAACGTGGTGAGTTTTCCAAAGGTGTCCTTCGTAGTATACAGCAAACTCAAGCTATAGCTTATGGCGGTATTGGTGCTCTTGCTGATAAGGCTAATCTTAACGGGATTCGAGATTGGGGGTATGAAGGTTATGTTCGTAACATGGAAGAAGCAGCACAGTACCCAGCAGCAGTCCCGAGTATTTCGGACATTAATAGCGTGGGTACTTTCGGTCAGTGGGCTGCTGGGACTGCTGGCAGTCTTATCCCCTCCATCGCCACTTCTCTACTTGGTGGCGGCATTGGTGGTTTTGTTGGAAAGAAAGTTGCCACCAGTGCAGTAAAGAAAGCTACAGCTCGCCTTATTGAAGACCAAGTTGCAAATGGTGTTGAGAGAGGTATTGCCACTCAAATTGTTGCTCAACAGCTGGCATCTAAATTTATTAATCGTGGGGCTCAGGCTGGTCTTGTTGCAACTACAGGTCTGCTTGAAACCGGTAGTAACTGGGGACAAGACGTAGAAGCTCACGGACTTGAAGGTACCAGCCCTGGTATGGATATAGCTTTTGGGCTGGCTAGCGGCCTTTCTGAGGCCATTATGGGCGCTGAGGGTAGTCTGATAAGGGCTGTGACAGGACAGGCCGTTACAGACGAAGCTGAGCGTTCTTTCCGTCGTGTTCTTGCTACAGAGCTTATAAAGAACTCTGTACAAGAAGGAGCTCAAGAAGGATTCCAACAGATTCTTTCTGCGGTAAATGCTAACCTTCAGGACCACAATACTATCCTTACAGAGAATGACCTGCAAGATATTATTGATGCAGCCGCAGCTGGTGCTCTAGGAGGCGTGGGATTTGGTGCAGCTCACGTTGCACGAACTCGTGCTCGTAATAGAGGAGAACGAGCAGGTGGTACTCCTAGTCCTCTGGTAGATAAACCTAGTATTATTGAACAACAATACACAGTCGAAAATCCGTATCTGAATGCTGTACGTGAAAGAGAGCAACTTCTTCAGGAAGAAGAGGCTCGAGTTCAGCAGGCTATTCAAACCATTGATTCTTCTTGGCAAGCTCAGATTGATAATGCTAATACAGCAATATCTAATTTGGATAAATCTATATCTGAAGTAGATGATATTCGTAATCCTAAATATGCTGCTCTTAGTCAAGAATCCAGACAAGAACAACGTAACAAGCTAACACGACAAAAGGCTGTTGTTCTTGCTCGACTAGCACAGATTAAAAAGAATCGTGAAGCTGCTATTGAAGCGGAAGTAAATAGGCTTCGTCAGGTAGAAAAAACTTCCGGTCGCCATGTTATTTCTGCTCAAGAAAAACAAAATGCAATTAACCAACGAAAGCTTCAGCAGGTATTTACGAATGACCCTGAAGTAGTAGATAACCTAGTTCAGCTTTCTACTAATGTTGAAACTTTTACGAATCGTCAAGGAGAGATTCTTGATACTCGAATTCGTAGAATACAAGAAGCGAAGTCTTCTTTAGTGTCAGCATTAAATGAAGTTATTTCTCGGGCAAAACAGACTGGTCGAAATATTCCTGCAAATCTTCTTGACTATGCTGAAGGCCGAGAAAAGTATCTTAACTCTCAGCTTGATAAGGCACTTAAAAAGCAGGAACAACTTAGGTCGCTTGCTACGAACCTGATTAAAAATATTGCCTCCGCTACTGATAACACTTTGGGGCAAATTCATATTGATGCCCAACGATTGTTTAGTCTTGCTGATAATACTGCGGAAGCATTGTCTAATGCTGACCTAACTATTCAAGGAAATGCTCTAGCTTCAGAAGTTTATCGAAAGAATCTTACAAGTCTTAATAAAAAAATACAGGCTGCTCGTGACACTCTCTCTTCTGAGAATGCACGAAACAACCCTATTTTGTATACAGCAGATATGTTGCTTGCTAATGCCAGCAATCAACTTCAAGCTGAAATAAATTCTCCAGTTGTATCTCCAATAGAAGGTATTTCAGCAGCTGAATTGGCTGAACAACAAGCAGCGGCTAATCGACGTGCTCGTGAAGAAGCTGCTGTTGAACGTGAACTTCATGATGACCTTCAGGCTGCGGAACAGAAACGTCGTGAGTGGGCTGCCTGGGAAGCTCAGCAGGCTGCTGAACGTCTTGGGTATGGTGGTTCAATGGGTGCAGAAGCAGCTGCTACTCGTCAAACTAACCAAGACCTGCAAGCATTGCAAACCCACTTGTCCAACATGGAGCAAACTCAAGTTGCTGGTGATGCTGCTCAAAGAGTGGCAGATACCGAAGCTTTGCAGTCTGAAAGACAGTCTCAGGTTGAGCAGGCTCAGGCTGCCATGCAGGAACGTCAGCTCGAAGAGCAGCGTACTGTTGCGGACGAAGCTCAGCAGAATAAGATAAGCCAGGGTGTTGGGGAGATTGAAACCAGGAATCTCCTTCCTCAACAACGACAGGTTTTGAATTGGATTGAGAATACTTTAAAAAGACTTCCTGGTCTTCGAGATGTCACTATAGTTGCATCTGATATTACAGACACCCGTATTCCTGTTGCTCTTCAGAATGCTTTGTTTAACACTACCCACAATAGTAGACAGCAAGTTGCTGCTTGCTACTATAATGGAAAGGTGTACTTGTTTGCTGACCAGTTTAAAACTAAGCAACAAGCTGTAAGAGCAATGATACACGAAGGGGTTGTTCATTTCGGTCTTCGTAGTATCATGACTAAGGAGCAGCTGGGATATTTTCTTAATTCTGTTTTTAACTCTTTTGCAAATACTGCTGAGTGGAAAATATTCGCAAAAGAAAATCCTCAGTATTTTGAGGGTACTTTTGATAAGGCTCGTCAAGCAGAAGAGTTTGTGGCTTGGATTGGAGAACGTAAACGTCTTTCGCAAATTCTAGATAGAAGTCCTTTAGCTCAAGCTTATAATAAATTTAAGTCTTTTATTAAATCTATACTTCAGTCACTTGGTATGTTGAAAGTAACTGAAGCTGATATACTTGACGTTATTAGTTCTTCTGCTCATTACCTCGCTAATTCTGATGCTAAGGGGTGGTATACAAATATTAATCCATCTGTGTTGAGTATAACTGGAGAGGAAGCTGTATCTCCTTCTGCTGGTCCTAACACTGTAGCATGGGGATTGTATTTTAGTACTCTGGGTGATTTGAATAAGTATAACGCTAAAGTAGAACTTAGTGTTAGTGGTCGCCCTGGAGAAGCTTTTTCGTACTATCCTGTAACAGAAGAAAATATTCTTAATCTAAATGCTAGTATTGCTGACCAGTCTCAACTTGTTCAGGAATTGATTGGTAGCTTTTTGTCTGAATCAGATGTACAAGTAATACCCAACCAAGAAACTGGTAAATTCGATGCTATGTTGGTTGGTAAAAAAGTTGGAGAGTTTGATTCAGAAATCGAAGCTTATCGTTATTTGAATAGTGATGAAGCTAAAACTCAAGTTACGGGTAAGGATGTTTATGATTACTTTGCTAATCAAAGAAATCAAAAAGATACCAGTACAGCTTTGAGTAAAGCTGGTATCCGTGGAGCTAAATACCAATCTTCTTCTGGTCCCGTGTATGTTTTCTTCTCGGGAGATAATCTATCTACAGACCCGTATAGTCCTACTACTGAGTATGAAGAACCCATGTATAAACTTACTCGTAGTAATTCTGTAGAGGGAGAAGATGGTCTGCGAGAGTTTGTAGGTAATGCAGCTGAGAATACTTTTATAGCCGATGTTTACCGTAAGTACCATGATGAAAATAGGTGGCTTAAAAAACTAGAAGGAGTTAGGCAGCTAGGTAATGCTACTAATCCTGATGGTACACTAAAAGAACATACTTTTATTGAAAGAGTTGTTGAGTATTTTCACGATAGCTATCGTCGTGTACAGTTGGTACAAAGGTATCTTAAAGATAAGTATGGACGAGATATAATTAATTATACTACGAACATCTATAAAAATTTAACCGGTCTTACCAACCGTATTAGTTACGCTCAAACGGAACTGTGGAGAGCTTTGTGTGTACCTCTTCTCAAAGACCTTCAAAATATTCAACTACCAGGTGTTGATAAAAACATTAAGGGATATGGTGATTATGTTCTAGCAGCATTTGATGATTATGTATACGCACGTCATGCTCCTGAACGTAATGCAAATATTAATTCTAGAATAACTCCCCGTTCTTACATTAACGAGGATGGTCTTCCTACTAAAAGGTATTCATTAAGTGACCCATCTGGGATGTCAAATGAGCAGGCTGCTCGTATTGTAGAAAAGTATGATAATGTACCTGGCTTTAAAGAAGCTGCTGAAAAACTTGATGCAATTAACAGAACTCGTCTGAATATTCTGCTAGCAAATAAGTTTATTTCTAGGGCAGACTATGAAGCCATGATAAATAGCTATCAGTATTATGTTCCACTGAAAAATTGGAACGATTTTATTGCTGACGTAGCTCCTGGGTATATGCCAGTTCGTTCTCGTTCTGGTATTTCTGTTGGTGGAAAGAGACTTATTAGAGAATCAAAAGGTAGAAATGAACTCCCCCAAAGTCCCACTGTTAACTCTATTCTTCAACTACTTGATACCCAAGCAGTAATTATGAAGAATGATGTCTCTAGGTCTCTACTTCAGCTTGTAAAAAGCACTAACGACAAAGACCTTTGGGAGGTTAGTAAACCAACCAAAGGAGAGAACGGTTCGTATTTTCGTATTCAAAAAGGACCTGACGGTAAACTTCATTTTCACAAGCGTGCCCATACTCAAGAAGGTGAAGGGCATAAGATGATTAATGTTATTGATGACAACGGTAATCTTGTGAAAATTGCAGTTAAAGATAAAGCTTTGGCTGCTGCACTTAGAGGTGAAAATAAATCTCCTACTGGTCCTCTGGTTGATGGTATACGTAAACTTACATCACAAATGAGTTTGCTACAAACGGCACGTAACCCTGCCTTTATTCTTACAAACCCCGTTCGGGATATTGAAACTGCCATACTAAACCTGGGAAATGTTATATCTGACAATGAGTCTAGGGGTCTTCTGGATAAAAGTTCTGATATTACTAAGGGTATACGTAAAGATGCTTTTAATCCCAAGTTTGTAAAGTTCTTGTACAAAGTTATTAAAGATGGTGCCACTCCTGATATGATTGAAAATCAGGGGGAATTGCTTCGAGAGTTTCAAGACTTCTCACGTAATGGTGGACGTACCAGAATGCTTGGTATTCATAATTTTGAAGCCACGTATAAAAAAGTACGTAAGGAGCTCAAATCTAAAAACCTTGCAATGCAACAACTTAACAATGCTGCTGAAGTTTTAGACAGACTGTCTGACATATCTGAAAATATGATACGGTTTTCTGTGTACAGAAATGTTCAGAAAGCATTTGAAACTAACTTGAGAGATAGAGCTTCCAAAGGAGAGTTTACTCCTGAACAGCTTGCAGCAGAGATTGAACTAGCAAAACAAAAGAGTGCTAATATTGCACTGGAATGCACAGTAAACTTTACTCGTAAGGGTTCCGGTGCTGGTATTTTTAACGCCCTTTATGCTTTCTCTAGCGCATCTATTCAAGGTAACGTCCGTATACTCCAGAACTTGTGGAGACGTGGGGATAGCCCTGCTAAAAACTTTGCCCGTATTAGTAAATACCTGGCTGTTGGAAGTACAGGTGCAATAGCCCAAGGTATACTATGTCGTATGTGGATGGGTGATGACGATGATGGGATTAATAAGTACGACAAAATTCCAGACTATGTAAAATACAATAACATAATTATTCCGTTTTGGGATGGAGGATATATTAAAATACCTCTGGCTTACGGATACAATATATTCTGGATATTTGGGCAATGTATAGATAATGTGGCTCGTGGTTTGAAAAAACCAACATCCGCAGCTGTCGATATTATTAAGGAGTCTTTTAGTAACTTCTCCCCAATTAACCCCACAGACGAAGGTATTAATGCTTTTATTCCTACTATATTCCGTCCCATTATTCAAGTAGCTACTAATACTAAGTTTAGTGGTGCTCCAATTCGTCCTGAAAATACTGCTAAAGATACTCCAGATAGTCAGAAGTATTGGTCTAAAACCCCCGAAGCTTACAAGTTTATTGCTAGCTTTCTTAATACAATGACTGGTGGTAGTCCTACTGAAAGTGGGCTACTTGACGTTAGTCCTACTACTCTTGAGCATATTGCTAGTGGATACTTGGGTGGTATATATCGTCTTGGTGTGGATACCCTTGGCCTAATAACCTCTCCTATTACCGGTAGTGATATAGATGTAAATAGCCTTCCTATTGCTAACAGGTTTTTGGGGTCCACGGGGTACAGTAATACTTCAGCTTTGTATAATAAAATAGCTGGACAAGTAGATGCGGCAGCTAACGCTATGAAGATAGCCGATTCTGACCCATCAAAAACTCCTCAAGATAGATGGACCATTCGACGTGAGAATAGAGTAGCTGCTAGTCTTGAGCCAACCTACAGAAATGTTCAACGTACCCTATCTCAAATAAAGAGGCAAGAACAAGCTTTGGCTAAACAGTATCCAAGTAAAGGATTCTCAAGAGCCTACAACGAGAAAATGGAACTGCTCCAGAAAAGAAGAGAACTGGCTATGAAGAGATTGGTACGTGCTGCCAATAAAGCTGGTCTTCCTATTTTAGACTAAAGAGGAATTTATTGTGGGTTTAATTACTGCTGTTACTGGTTTATTTACAAAAGGTGTTATTGGGTCTATCTTTGATGGGCTTAATAAGTACCTGGAGAATAAACGTATTTTAAAAGATACCGAAATGACTGCTCGTATTAAGCTCATGAAAGCTAGTACAGAAGCAAAAGTTCAGCTTATGAAAGCTGGTCTTGCTGCTGATTTTGCCTGGGAAAATACAGCTCAGGCTCAATCTGGTTGGAAGGATGAGTGGTGGACTGTAGTATTTACTATACCCTTTGTACTTAGTTTTTATCCTCCAACAGCTCAAGTGATTCATGACGGTTTCATGGCTATTAGTGCTATGCCTGATTGGTATATGGGACTATCGAGCGTTGTCATTGGTTCTGCTTTCGGTATTCGTAGTATAGCAAAAATTATGAATCTTAAGAGTGGTGTAAATTTAGCTAATATAGATACAGTAAAAGATTTGGTTTCTAAATTAGACGCTACACCACCTGAAAAAAAATAAAACTATTAAACCCCCACCTAGTGTAGAGCTAAGTGGGGGATTTAATTTGTGTAACACCCAGAGTTGTGGTCCTACTAAATGTGAGGGAACTTACGGCTCCTAACAGCGATTGCCGTTTTCAACGGCAAGCCGCTCTAATTTATCCCCATCTCCGAGCAACGTTTTCCAGCGCAGAATTGACCGCAATTCGAGGACGTATCCCCCCAAACCCAGTAATAAATGGCGACGCAATTCCATCTTACGCCTGAGTTGTCGACAAGAACATTCGAGTTTAAACCGGGAGTTTGTTCACCCGTTATGCCGTAAATATTGCCGAGCCAGTAACCGAAACCGCCCGTACAGTTGGGTCTGGGTATATTGGCGACGTGGCAGCCCATCTTCTCCAAAAAAGACATATTGGGCCAGGGATGTCCCACATTTGCGGTTGTGCACGGGAGCTTGTTTGTATAATAGCGAAAGTGCTGACGATTCCAATTGCAACAGCAGTTCGAGCCCACGCAACTTTGCGTATTGCACACCTGAGAAGTTACAGGTTTTGCTCCCACAAACTGGAGACACATCTGGTCTTGATATGTACTACCATCACTACTCTTGCAGGTGACGCTTCTCGTCTGTGTACCACCTCCGCACGAGACAGAGCAGCCACCCCAATTACCAACCTCCCATCTATATGACCACAGAGGTCTCCACGTATCGTTAATATTTACATAGATGTTAGTAACAAGTCTCCAAGTATCGTTAACCTTTAAATAAGGTTTAACTTTAGTCCAGGTACCATTCTTATTAACTAACAGAGGCATGGTACACCCCCGTTATTTGCCCCCCCCCACGTTTCTATTTCTACTCATTTTCTTAGCAATCCAGTATTGCACGTTGTCTTCTTCCAATATGTATAATAGTTGTGCTATCATGATGTATACATCCGCTACTTCTTCATACAGATTCTCAACTGCTCCTGTACGGAGATAGTGAGATATGGCAACAATAAGCTCAGCAGCTTCTTCCTGAGCCTGTCGAAGCTGTGCCTCTTTACCCCACTTATTTATCATTTCTTTCGCAAAGCTTTGCAGGTCTTCGTTCATAGTTAATGCTTCTTTTTATATTCTTGTTCTTCCAGAAGTTCGTTAAGCTGTAGGTTAGCCCATTTTAAAATGTTATTTAGTTTACTTTGAACTTCTGTGCACACAGATATAAAACGTTTCAGTTTCGGAATGGTAGGTTTTTTCATATAGTTATTTTTGTATCCCAGCCATTTCCGAACTGCCAGCTCTCCCGTCAGTAGTGTTGTCTGTAGTTTTTTTATCATACTTTTTATCCCTCATATATTCAGGACATTGATTGGGATTATAACGATAGTTATTGGGACATTTCTCATACCAATAACAGTTTTCGTGTGTATTAGTCATCGTCTTCCTTCATAAGGTCAGGGTGTGGATTCTCTTTAAACCGCACAGCTTTAATAGTTTTTTTGTTTTCCAAGATAGCCTTACAGACTCTATGATACCCATCCATAAGTTGTCCATCTTCATCGAATATAATTGGGTAGGATAGGTCTGCATTAATAACAGAAATCATGTGTCGTATGAAAGTTGAAGTATCAGTAATATTCCACACATTCCAATGCAAGTCAATAGCAGCGACCGGGACATCAAAGACAGGCAAGTTTTTTGCCTTTGCAAAAAGAGTAGTAGTTTTCCAACCTCTCTTACCTAGATAAGTTGTATTATCTGACGAATCAAATTCCCACAGTAGGTCTTGATAAGGCTTTTTTGATTTCGAGTTCTTCATATTTATCTTTCTTTTCTAAACAAGCTTGGATGTACGGACAGTCTACAGAACATTCCCCATCCATTATTGTAATGTACGGGGGCATTACATTATCCACGTAAGCCCACGGAACAAACCCCAGACATTTGGTAGAAGTACAATCTGCGTAATTATTACAGTGTTCGCAAGAAATGTGGAATCCACAAGGAGTATTCATATTTGTTCCCACTCATCAATACAGGTACAGGTAAAAGGATATTCTTCTTGACAGCAGCTTAAATCTTGCGTTTGATTATTAAATTCCACAAGGTCACAATTCCATTTCTTAGAACCTACTGCTCGTTTGCTAGGAACGAATCTTTTGCAAGTTCCAGCTGCTGCAAAGTTACACGTATTTTCGTAAGCACAAGCTGTACATTTAGTTAAAATTCCGCACGGTGTTATCTGCATGGTAGTTATCCATCAATCTTCTAGCTTTTCAAGTTCATGCCTGTGTTTAGCTTTACGGCTGTACTTCTTTTGATTCTTGAAGACTCGTACTACCTTGGCTATCTTCTTGCGTATCTTCGGGGGAGGAAGAAATATGGTTGCGAGTATCTTGCTCATACCGTTTAGCCTCTTTAAAATACATTTAAGAATACCCCATACTTACCATTAAAGTTAGATAAGTATGGGGTATTTAATTAGAGAGAATTTCGGGTTCTCGCGTGGGTTTAGGGTTAGGTGTTATGCTTAAGCAGCAAGCTTATCCATATTCATAGTACCATCAGCAATATGTTCCAGAGTACTCATGGGCTCAGGATACTCTTCCTTCTGAATGGTAGTATGAGAAGCAGACGCCTGGACTTCTTGTTCCGCTTCTTTAGGCTGAGCAGCATACGCAGCCAGCTGCGCTTCCAGCTGAGAGGCTGCTGCCAGCAGTTCGGGATTATTAGAACTCTTCAAAACTTCAAGGATGTCATGAAAATTAAACTTCTTCTGCGGAGTCACGGGTTGTTCATGAACAGGGGTATACATACCCATACTAGTAGTAGTGTTAATCATTGTAAGTATTCTCCTTTATTTTACAGGAAAGCAATTTTTACCGGCTTGCCAGTTTTGGCATTGATAACATAAACCTTACCGTCTCTAATATCCTTCAGCAACTGAATTGTCTGAAGTTTATTCAGATGGTAATTATAGTCTTGAGCAGCATAGTTTTTAGTAGACTCAGCTTCAAACAACCTAGCTTGCGAATCTTGTACCATCTGCATAGCATCAGCATACCGTTCATCCAGAGACTTAATTCCTTGCATAGTATATACCTTCGTGTGTTATTCTTCAATAATGTCAATAGCATTATCTACAGGTAGTTTGGAAAGAGTAACCATAGCCATTTTCAGAAGACGAGCAATTTCTTCCCAATCTGATTGGGAGATAGCCCTGGGAATTGTGAACGCCATTTCCCAATCTTGTCCCAGACTTTCGGCAGTAATACGAAAATTAGTGATAGCGGGAGTATCATTCATACTACTTCTTTCCTTCTTTTTCAACTTGTTCTTTTGCCATATCCAAAGGAGGGTCAATTTCTACAGGATTATAATGTGTCTGAAGCCTACCATACCTCATAGACTCTGAGGTAAAGGTAGCTCCTACTTCTTTAGCTTCTGTAGCAACTACATCTTTAATCTTGTGATAGAACTGTTGAAAAGCTTTATCCCCTTCAGGGGTTGAGGATGTGGGGATAGTAATCGTAAATGAAATTTTGTAGGAACTAAGCATTTTCTTCTTCCTTTTTCTTAGTCAATTCAGTATGAACATCTTTGAAATAAAACGGATGCATATCGAAGAATTGAGTAAGAGTAGCTTTCAAAGAATCCAACATCAAGGTGTGGTCAGATTCTTGACCACCTTCGTTTAGATTAAATTGAATCGTCAACGTATACATATTTCTTAACTTTCCTGAGTATTATTAGTTTCTTCATACTCTTTTAGTTTCTTGAAGTAGGGGTCATCAAGTTCAACATCTGGGTACTCCCGCATGAGCTGTCGATACACTTGATTCTTTACCATACAAGCTACTGCCCCAGCATTGATAGTTTGCCACATAGCATTCCACCCCTCCTGATTTTCAAGGAGGGCGTCAAGATACTGACTTCCATCTTCAGTTCTAGGGTCATGTTCAATTAGTTTTGAACCTTCCACCAACTGATGATAGTTCTCGTTCTTCTGGTCTATCAGAATATTAATAACCGTCGGAATATCTTTCTCGTCAGCATTTACGTACATAGCTTTAAGATTATCGCAAACGTCCATATCCACTTCAGTATTGTTTTCACCCCTAAAAGAAAGGTCAATCTTTCGTTCTACATCAGGAGGACATTCATAATTCTTCATGCTATACCAAGGAATAATATCATATTCGTGCTTCTCATCTTGAGAAATACGTACTGCAAGACATGAGGAAATATTATCAGGGTCAAAAACAATAAGTACACGACTATTGCTCATCTTTCTTTTCCTCACTTTCATGCTGGTTGTTCTTATTTTCCAATTCCGTCAGGACTTGCTGGAACGCATCTTCAAACCCAAGACGCTTAGACCAAATCATCTGAGCGTAATGTGCAATTTTGATTAGGTCCAAATCAGATTCATAGGTACCACGCTGATTGCTTTCCAATCTACTCAAGTACTTTTGAATTTGAGTTTTGAGTTGTTCTTCATTCCACTCAGTAATTTGGTCACTAGGATAATCACCATACTGTTTTACAGCGTAGTGTCGAATGTGGTTCACTACTTCTTCTGAAAATATGTCCCACATACGTTCTCGATTAGATGCTTCAATCTTACATTTAATCTGAGTAAAATCAGTGCCAACTTCTTCATCATCACCCATAGGTTCGATAAGCTTCTTAATCTGCTCAGAATCCTCAAACGATTCTCGAACGGCCGTCAGGACTTGTTCTTTGTCTATACTCACAATACACCTCAATTACTTATTTTCTCACTATCCACAAGTGCATCGTAGGCTTCCTGAGTCCAACGACCATCGTGAACATTAACTACCAATTTAGCAAAACCGTATTTACTGGCTACATCATGAAGTTCCTTATACAGGGTATCAACATCCTTGCCAATATCTGCAAAATTATTGTTCGTGTAAATATCAACGTCAAAATTAATAAGCTTCATACGTACCTACTTGTTAGTACAACCAAATAGTATTCTGAGGTTTAGTAATATCATTATCAAGATGAACAAAAGATTTACCAATACCAATACGAGTAAACCCGGCTTCCATAGCCGCCTTGACTATCTCGTATTTCTTTGCTCCACTAGGAGCTGAAATATCTACTGCCATACCTTTTGTATGAGCAGAGCCTTTTACTCCACCACTTGCTTTATTATTAGCTGCGCAACGCTTACCACTATTAACTCGCCAAGGTTTACCCGCAATATGCCGAGCCTTGTTCAGCATATCTACGAAGCCAGGGTCCATTTTAGAATCCCCACAACCATCCTTACACGCGAATTCTTTATCTGTAAAGTAAGAGGGAATTTCCTCTTGTTCAGTCTGAACTGAATTTACAGTTGTAGTTGCAACCTGATTAAAAATCTCATTGAATTGAGACACCAAATCCACATTATCTTTCTTTCCAAAAAGCTTTTTAAAAAAGGAAAACATACTTTATCCTATACGAAAGTTCCCGTTATATTTTCTGTCGGGACTCCTCGTTTTGTTTGCTTTGTATAATTAACTCTTAGCTTTCTGCCAAAATACTTTGAACAATCTTTCCATAATTTCTTTCTTGTAGCTGACGATTCTATCGGAGTTACTTCAAATGGTTCCCCATAAAATCTACAAAGCCAGATAACTTCTTTGTTAGGAGTATGGGTAGCCCCTTTAATATAAAACTCACGAGTAAATTCGCCTTGACTAATTCTTTCCATCGAGAAACTTTATGGTTTTGGCAGAAGTAATAAATGTTACGGAAGACTTCTCGTTATTTTCATCAGTGTGAATTAGAGTAATATACAATTTATATTTATTGCATCGTTCACATCGTTTAGCTACAAGCTTCATGCTCATAATATCAGAAATCTTCCAACTAGCTTCACATGCATCTTCGTATCTATGATTAAGAATAGAGCACAGCATCTTCATTCTCCAGTAGCTGTTGATTCGCCTGGACTAGATGTTCGTCTATTTGCTCGTTTACTTTGTCGAGTACGCCGTTGACTATTGGAGTTAGCATGTCGTACAGTTTGTTTAGTACGTTTTCGACGAGGACGAGAGGATTGTAGTTCATACAAATCATCCTTTGTTACACATTTATATTTATGACGACGAGCCCAATCAGTATATAGTGTGGGAGAACCTTTTGTTAAGGGCTGGTCTAGCATGAACATCATACGAATATCCATGTTTGGGTACTGTATTTTTAGTTGTTTCATCTTAGCCCTACTAGCTAAGTCAAAGCACCCTTTTGTTTCCAGCAGGAAACTACTCCCATCTGTTAAATTTATTTTAAAATCAGGAGTATAATATTGTACCGACGGTACCCACGGAATACGAATAGGATGGTACTCCCACGATATATTTAATTCATCAAGAAGCTGAGCAACTGTGGCTTCAAAATTTGAATCAAATGTTATACCATTGTATACTGTTCTCCTTCCGTGAGGTCGGTTAGTTGATTTGGGCATACATTAAAAAGTTCCTTTATTTGTTCCTCAAAGAAGTTTAAATACTCCTTTGTTGTTTTGACTGCATGAGTTACATACGCTCTCATACATCTAACTTTTAGATTATGTATCTTTTTCAGAAAGTCAATATGTTGCTCTTTAATTTTATAGTATTTGTCTATTTCGTCTGGACTAAATCGTACCTCAAAGAAAACTTTAGCTGGGTTTTGGTATCTGGGGTCAGGTCTAAACAATACAACTACTACCCATACTCCCCCACATTCAATAGCATCACATAATCTTTGTTTAGCTACTGTATAAAAATCTTTGTGTGATACATCAGAGTTCCATTTAATACAATATCCCCAATTAGATATTGCAATAAATCTTGGTATACTTCTTTTGTACGCACGTTGCCCACGCAAAGTTTTAGGGTACAAATTTATTTTAAAATCTTTAGTTGGTTTCATCAGACCGAACAGGTAGTTTTTCTATCGCAAACATATTCCAGGTGTAGTCTGAAACTTTCCAGATGGCCTGGTCTAGTAGCGCAGCCAAAGTAGTAATTTGGGTATGATTCAAGTTCAAGTCAGCGTATGAATTAGCTGCTTCTATGAGTTCGTGAATAATTGTAACTCCGAACACACTACGGTTCTCGGGATTACAATACACATTTATCTCACCCTTTTTGGGATTACAAGTTCCCCAAACTTGTTCAACTTCTGTTGAGGATACTTGTTCTTCACGTATAGGTTCATCCCATACATTAATAGTTATGGGGTGGGCAAACATAGATACCTTATAGGAAGACTTAATCATGTACACCTACCTTAGTTTGCTTCCTCAAGTAGAAGGGAGTCGGCTGTTTCCTTTGTCTGTTCCTCAAGCCACTTTTTGTATTGGTTACAGAATGGGGCAGCAGCACAGTAACGGCTGCAACGTGTACGGTCGCCTGGCCTGAACTCAATTTGGTAGGGCGTAGGCTTTCGATTATTAGTCGATGTTGTCTTCCACTTAATGTAGTCAAGTGCTTCCTCCTTGGAATCACAAAGCCTTGTGGCTTTTGCTGCACCAGGTATGTATACAGCATACTTACTAGGCTTCTCCCAACAATAATCTACTGGACATTCAGGAAGGTCTTCATCCGGTATATCTTCTGCATCAATCTGGGCTTGCAGAAGTTTATTGTATACTTCCTCTTGTTTCTTTTGAGACCAAGGTTCTACCATAAATTCTTGAACAGGGGAAGCAGGATAGTCTTCTTCCTTTTTGTACTTTCCTGATGCTTCTCTCCAGTCTTTGTATATAGTATTAATTGCCAGTTTTTCTACTGGTATCCCTTCTCGTCTCAAGAAGTAAGCATAGATGTTTAGTTGTTGTATCCACTCGGGCTTCAACTCCATACCATAAATGTACGTAGTTGTAGTTTTGTGGTCCAACAAAGTTTTACGCTCCTTATCGTAACAGTCAGCAGTACCAGTTACAGTTCTTCCCTTATCATTAAAAACCATCCTATGCTCTATAAGATAGTTATCATTATGACGAAGCAAAGATTCAATGTACTGATGTACTGAGTTACCAAACATACGAGCAAGCTTCGAGTTAAAATCATCATCCGGCAGCTCATCTCGATGACGACGCACCAATTGAACTGCACGTGGACTACTCAGCAATTGAGTTACCGAGTAGTCCGCTCCTTTGTTGTGGTCCTCGGCACCCTCCAGTACATGAAGGGCGTCGAGGAAAGCTTTGGGTAGATTAGGGGTAGGCATTTGTACTCTTTGTTACACCAACCACGGAGGTAGGTCATTAGCTTCAGACCCAACAGGAGGAGCAGAATTAATTGTTACCTGTTCCCCTGCTTGTTTCAGCCTAGCAATTTCTTCTGGAGATAGAGGTTCATACGTCGGAACTTCACGTCCCTTGTTTGTAATGTTTTCAATAGAAACAATGTCCCAGAATGCTCCATTCTTCTCGCTTTTAATCTCTACCTTATCTCCAGGTTTTACAGCCTTCTGAAAGAATTGAACAATCGACTTATCAGGTCGATTGATTCCTTGCTCAATAACTGTACAGGTAGACGTATCGAAAAAAGTACGCTGCCACGGAACATCAGGAGAACCAAAAGGATAACCCTGCTTCATTCCTTTTACAATATATCCAGCGTACTGTTTCCCCGTTTTAGGAGAAACCAAATTCGGATTGTATTCAATTGAATTAAACGTAATCCACATATATTAATTATCCTTATTACGAAGTTTAGCTAATACTTCTTCCACAGTATCTTCGGTAACTTCTTTAGTATCCCCATAGTTAAATCCAATTTCACAATCACCGAAGATTGGGGTTATTATTTTATATCCGAATCGTTGTTCAATAAGGTCTGGAATATGTTTAAAAGTTTCCGAACATACCTTAATGACAATTCTTGCATCCTTTTCGTCACACTCAAATACTAATGAATCGTGAACAAGAAGAATAAGTTTGGCATCAATCTTAAGAAGTTTGAGGATGCGTATGATTTCTACACACGCAGCATTTAACATATCCGCACAAAAACTTTGTACTGAATAGTTACATACTTGTCGTTTCCACTCCTTAACTTGTTTATCATCTGAAAAATCTACGTCTCCGTAGTGCATAAATCTTCCAGACGGAGTACGAAGATACCCTTGTTCAAAAGCTTTGGCTTGCATTTCCGCGTGCCATTCTTTTAGTCTTGGGTACTTCTCGTAAAAACCATCTACAAAGTATTCCCATTTCTTAAGAGGATAGTTAGGCATATCAGGACTCATATAAAATCCGTATGCTGAACCCCCATACAAAAGTCTGAATGAGCAAAGCTTTGCAGTAGTTCTTATTTGTTTAAACTTTTTCCGGATGTTCTCATCCGATGAATGCTCGTCTTCGGCATTCGCTCCCAAAAATTTAACCGCGTTGTCAGAATGTATGTTAAAGTCATGAAGTAATTCATCCAGCATTGTTTGGTCTCTGGATAACTCCACAGCTCCACGCCATTCTATTTGAGCAAGGTCAGCGTTTATGATAACTTTTCCAGGCGGAGCTTCAAACACAGTCTTGAGTGGAGAAGTACCAGACCTGGGAAGGTTTTGCATGTTAGGGTCGCTAGAACTTAAACGACCAGTTTTTGTAAAGGTCTGATTAAAGTTTCCATGCAAACGATTATCATCAGACAGAACTGATAACCATCCTTTATCCCCATTCTGACCAGCGATAGTTGAAACCATCTTCTCTGTGAGACTACGCTGTAAAAGTAGCTCTTTGATTTCTTCTTGCTGCTTATTCTTACATTTGAAAGATGCAATAAGTTTTTTATTTACGGAAGGTTTTCCTGTCTTCTTTGATATTCCAGAAGAAGGACACTCAAACCCTACTCCTGGACATACAACATTCTCTTTTATTTTTCGTGTCTTTGTTTTTACGATGCCACTTTTCAGTGTAACCTCATAGGTTTCGACAGCATCTCGTTGAAATGTACCTCCGTATAAAACTGCTTGAAGTTGAGTAGAAGATGAGGGATTAAATTCAATCCCTATTATATCTTGAAGTCTTTGATTACTCTTAGCTGTAGAAGCTTTCGCTTCCTCTAAAAAATGTACAGCTTTGTCTTTAGAAAAAGGAGCCCCTGTTAATTCTACCTGTGCAAGAATTGGTGTCATAGCCATTGTTAAGTCTGCAACAGGCTTTAGTCCAAACTTTAAGATACGTTCCTTCTGCTTTAAATAGATTCGGTGTGTAAGTGCAACGTCTTGTTTGAGGTAAGCCTGATGCAGACTAATGGGAATTTTATCCGTATTTACACCACGTTCCCACCACTCATGCATCCCATCCACCTTCTGACCTTCTCCGTAGAAAGATGCCACGGAGTTCAGACTTAGTTCACCAGTTGCTTGTTGTCCCTTCAGGAGATACTCTCCTATCATAGTACAATAAACTCGTGGTGGTATATGAAGATTGAGATGCAACAGCCACAGTAAATCATACTTAATATTATGACCTACTAGCTCCTCAGTGTTCGATAAAATTTCCACAATTTCTTGTAGGTTCTTTTTCTCATCACCTACAAGTGGATTAAAAAACCAAGTTTTGGATGTAAAGTCTGGAAATTCTATTCCAACAGAGGAGAGAAAAGCTCCGGTGTGCCACGGTTTAAAACATGGGCGTTTGCTAGCTTCAATGTCAAGAACTACATACGGAAATTTCATTTTTGTTTAGGAGGTTTATCCAAGTATCGTGCTCGTAAACTGTCAAAGAAAACAGAGTATCGACCATGATGACCCTGGTTCATTTTATTTTTACAGATACTGATGTAACGTAATGATGTTATACCATTAGCTACATCATCTTCGTTGAGTCCAATTCCAACAGCATAATCCAATTCTCCAGGTTTACCTGTTTTGGAATTATCCATCCACGACATCTGCAACCACTTCTTTCCTTCAGCTTGTGCTGAAGCTTGCCCAACAGTTAGAATAGGTACATCATATTTTTTAGCAAGCTCTCTAAATTTTCCGTATAAAACTTTTAACCTGTCCACAGTAGAATAAGTAGACTCGCCTCTAAAATGTACCTTATCACCCTGGTCTATGACTAGAAGACGTACATTAAAATCTGCAAGAAGCCTTTCTATTGTCTCGACGGATAGAGATGCATCATCAAATATTTTAATTCTATCTCCTCCTTTGAGTTTAAAAGTTTCCTCGGCCGATTCTCGAAACTCAGAAAGTTGGTCAGGAGTAGCATTGAGTACAGCCTGATACAATCTTTTCTTGAGTTTCTTACCGCCTTCTTCGTTGTTACACCAAATAATTATCTCATCACCTGAACACTGTTCCGCCATGTGGGTTGTTTCTGAAAACAGAAACGAAGTTTTACCTGTATCCACTCTGGCAAACACATGCCCTAGAGAACACCCTCTAAGTTCTCCAATGTCTGAGTTTAAACATTGAAGTCTCCACTTCAATCCAGGTTTGGATTCTTCCTCTGTAAGAAGTTGAGTTAGCGTATCACTAACAAACAGTTCGTTTTCTTCCTTTTGAAGTTGAATTTTGTTCTGATTAAATTCCTCAATTAGTTCTTGAGCTTTAGGAAGAACATCAAAGTTTTCTCCATCCAGTACATCTGTTAGATGTAGAATTATTTCAGAAGCAAAATACTTTTCCAAAAAGTGATTAAGGTTCTCTTCCAAAACGTCGGAGTTAATTTTAATTTCTCCTAGTTTTAAAAGGAAGTTAGAGTATCCTGTCCTTCTTTTTAGAACAGGATGTTTAACACTAAAGTATGTAAGAAACTCTTCCACCGTACAAACCTCAGTGTTTTTATTCTCTTCAAAATATTCTTGAATAGTGCTAAGAAATTTCTTAGTTTCTGCTTCAAGATTTAATTTTATTATGTATGAATAATATTTTTTATACTTCTCCCTTACAAGGAAGAATAATACCAATGCTATTTCTTCAATGTTTATTTGTTCATCAACCACATCGGCCACATCCTTTATGTGAATATGAAGAGAATATAAATATTCGAGCACTAATGTCAACCCACATTATTATAAATGTGCAATACCATTCTAATAATGTGGGGTTTTCCAGAACATGATTAACTACGAAGCGAGTGCGTAGTCAAACGCAGGAGTAGTCTGCTTCAAATCATTCAGCAGGATAAGAGAACGGAGCTTATCCATGTAGTCCATCGCCGTCTTAACAGACACAACCTGATTGGTGTCTCTGGCACTGAGGCAATTGGGGCATACCGTACTGGACTTAAAGAAGACAGTCCCACACTTGTCACAACAGTTGTACTTCTGAGTCTTCATGTCAACTCTGGTATTCGCCTCCAGCAACACAGCTTCCGAGAACTTCGTGATAGTAGCAGTCATAATCAGACCTCCTGTTTAAACGCATCAGAATTGATTCTAAGGCGTTATTTTTAAAAAGGTAAGGTAGTACCTACCCAGCCTGGAAAACCCCAAAATTCCGCATTACCTTCCGCAGATTCCAGAACACCATAAGAAGATTGTATCCGGACTGAAGAAGACCTCGAAGGAAGGCCATCAATTTCGTTTTCATAGCTAACTTCTCCTATGAATTATGGATTGAATTTCTTGGGGAGTGTACTCCTTAGGGTCCTTTGTCGGAAGGACAATAGGAGAACACACAACTCCATGTGCTCGTAGTTTTGCTGCAAACTTTACACAATCGGACCTCTTGTCCGGGTCCAACCAGACGTAGGCTTTTTCCGTTTTTATAGCGGGGTAAATATCATCTCCGACATAGCTCCCCAAAAGCGCAATTGCGTTGAATCCAGCACGAGCTACAGCTATAGCCGATAATATGTCCTCAACGAGAACTGTCGATTCGCTTTTGTCAAAGACGCAGAAGTAAACTCCTGACCGCTTTGCACGAATGTTAAGGTACTTGGGAGAATGCATATCACTTGCATCTAACTTTCGACCTTGCCAATACACCAACTCTCCATCCAAATACACGGGCAGGATTAACCTATTTAGACTAGGGCTGAATCCCAAATTATACCTACGAATTTCTTCGTCTGTAATATTGTAGGTTCGTAACCATAGCAAACCTATGTCAGGAATGGTGGGTGTAAAATCATAAGGAAGAACAACTACGTCATAATTATACTCCTTATTAACATCTTCTTTCTGTTCATTAAGAAGATTTTTAATCTGTCGAAAAGTTAACTTACTTCGGTTGTGGACTGCTCGTTCATGGCAACGAAAACAGTACGCGAAAAACCCCTTCCGTGTTCGCGTTACTACAAAACCTTTTCCTCGTACTTTCTGTTGACAGAAAGGACAGTAGTCGTAACGCTTTCGTTCCCCAATTTCCATTGAGGAATCAAAGTAAGACTCCAGGTTTGCTGTCACATCTTACATACCCCTTAAAGGTTAAGGTCAAGAATACCAAAGCCCTTGGTGTTACTTTTAGAATGCTTAACATTCTTAAGCATTTTCACCAGCCGAACAGGATTAAACTTCTTAACAAACTCAAGAGCACTCGAGATACTCTTCGACATTGTTTGTTTTCCCAATTCTTTTACGGCGGCCACCACAATCTGGTTCTTAGTAATGCTAGGTACTCCACACAAATTGAGTACATTGTTGGCCCTCTCAAGAAGATAGTTAAACAATTTCAAAGCCTGGTCAAGAAGCCACGACAAAATAGTATTCATAGTTTTACTCCACGTAAGTGTTATACAACAGTTCAGCAGCTTTCGTTATGTACTTAGACCCAAGATAAAGCATAACTATAGCCTCATAAACACAAGCTATTCCAAAGATAGCATACAACATAGTCTCTCCTTTGTTAGTGGTTGTTAACTATAGTATTAACTATCCTATAGGATAATCGTGTACTGAAATTTACCATAATTCCAGTAATAAAACACAAAATAATTTCCTTAACACAAGTGTTCATAGGAACCCCTTTAAGAAGAAGTGTGAACTGCAACAAACCACTTACGAAGTAAGCGATGCAGCCTGGCAATAGTTGCCTGTTGGTTTACAATAAACCCTTCCGAAGTATGAATAACTTCAAGAAGTCTTGAAACCGTAGCACTCCACTCATGGGAGTGGAACAACTCCGGAGTTTCCAACATCAATTCAATACTCCTTAATTCATCTTCCGATAAAATCGGAACAGAGATAACAGAACCAGGGGCATTAGACTGATTGATTATGTTCATCGAAGGACGAATCATTATACACCTTCCTTTAAAAAGGAACAGGGTCTATTAGCTGACCCACTGACTGGAGTTCAGCTAAACAAGTTGTACAAACTTGTATAGTTCTTTGCTGGTCTTGAAACTGCATGTTAATACTATGCAGTACAGGAGCAACTGTTCCGCAGGTAGCACATACCGACAAGTAAGGACATTCCTTTAGAGGTCCTAACCATTCCAGTCTTACCTGGTTTTCTTGTTCAGTCCTAACCATAGCGGTATCCTTACTGGGAGAATATATTTTTCGTAGTATTCCCCCTTCTGACATTACCCAAAAAATACCATCGTAACTGGATTGTCCTTGGTACCACATATGGCGGCATTTATTGCAAGTAAATCCAGCAATGATTGCATTCCAAGATACGTTTTCATTTGTACCACAAACAGGGCAAGTCGGAAAATCCGAGTTATGTTTTACCTGTTTAAGATTCGCCTCTCGACTCCGTAGTTGTTCAGCCTTAAGCTGAAGCTTATGTTGTTCTACCATCTCCGGAGTTATCGGAGTAGAGTAGTTAGTAATCATCCTGTTCAAACAAGAATTACAAAGCCATGCTTTAGCTGCCGGAGAATATCGAGGTAGTCTCTCCGGCTTTCCACAAACTGCACACACAGGGGCAGGAAGGGAGTATTCCTCCGGTTCAAGTACAGCAGTCCCAAACCCGTTATGTTCAGAAGGTGTCACCCAATCTGAGCTACTACTCAACGGAAAGGGACGATTAATAAGCTGTATGAAATTCAGCAAACGCCAGAAGTTACCAACATAGCTATCAACCAAAATAAACTCATCGCAATTGTGAGGATTATATCCTCCATACGATACGTTAATGTGTTCCAATCTTAGCACAGATGAAAGCAGAAGTCCATCTGTACTTGACGAACTTTTATGGACCGCGTATCCTACTTTATTCAGATAATACTCTAGTGTCCCGCTAGGATAATTAGAGTAATACACAGCCTCATTATGACCAGCCCTATCCACAGACAAGATGAGATAAATATACTTTTGGTACATGCTTATCTCATCGTCTTCTATAAAAGTATGCATACCTTTCATACCAACTTCCTCATAAGAAGTAAAGAGTACAAAAGGTTTTGCTGAAAGCGAGGAAGCAACTTCAAGAATCAGCTGACAACCAGCTCGGTCATCCGCCCCAAGAATTCCGTTGGCATTTTCAATCTTGCCGTTTTCCTCAAACAAAACTACAGGCATGTCTGACCACTTTCCAGTGGACTGTCGTATCGTGTCCCAATGTGCACACATCAGAATGGGGCACACTTTATCTCCAGGTGGAATACCGAAGATGTAGGTACCGCCCAAACCTATACACAACTTATACCCCATGTCTCTCAGACGATTGCAAAGTAAAATTTGACAATCCTCATCGGAGCATGAGATAGTCTCCTTAAGTCTATCAAGCATCACTGACCTCCATTTGAGAACTCACAGTTAACTAGACGCAGGGCCTTAGACAAAGCCGTCGTCGCCTTGTATCTACTGGATTTAGTAACCGCTTCTCCATAACACGATTCACACAAGGCCCATCCAGCAGCAGGGTAGGTAAGAGTTTTACTACCACACACATCACACTCTCCCTGAAGCAAAGCCTCCCGGCAATCCCTGCAAACATAGAGGTTTCCTATTTTGTACAGAGGTACGTTTGAAGTGTGACCACACAAAGAACAGTGACTTTTCCAGTGGCAGGCAGGACACTCTTCCCATTCTTCGTCGAAGACCGTTCCACATACCGGACACGTCTTCTTACCTCGTACACACTCAGGACAAAAAGTTGAGTTATCGTCCATCGAGTAGTAATTTAACCCACAACTTAAGCACCTCTTAATATGCTTTCTGTAACAGGTTGGACACATGATTTTTCCATCGTAGGTTTGAGAACCACATACGATACAGGTGGCCTTACTCAAACTGTAATTACTACGAATAGTTAGGGTGTCCCCGTTTTCTGTGGTGCTGTATATTGCGAAATGCGGGTCCTGATAAACACCCTGAAACTGAAGCATAAGTTTAGGATTGTAATCCCAGCTGTCTTGGTTTTGGTCCGTGAAGTAATAACCCCACTCACCACCTAACGTGGTGCACAGATGCTCGGCTGCTTGTATGATAAGAGACTTGGATAAAAATCCGTATGGTTTCATCACGTAGAATTGATTGAGGCCGTTCGGGAAAATAACCCAGCTTCTTCCTATCACAGATTGTTTGTTCTTTACATAGATAACTGCTGTATTTCTGGATACAGCATAGTTAAAAGGAGCAGACTCATTCATCTTGTACAAAGCATAACAACTTGTAAAGTTGGGTGAGTTGCAAACCTCAAGAAAATCAAACAAGTCTGTAGATATACCGAGAGTCACGTTGTTGTTATTCGCTATCTCGGAATAAAAGTTTTGAATGAGTACATCAAAACTGTTAAACAACCTAAACCAGTTTTGGTACAACCCTTCCGGTAACTTCGGCATCACATCGTATAGTTTATTCCAAAACGTATCGTCAGCCCTAGTCGCGAAGGGAATCAACTTACCCAAGGTTTCGGTGCCTGTAAGCTTTGACATATACTTGGACACCTTCATCCCACTGTTGAGTCGATTATTAATGATGCCTGAATACCTGGTCTCTTTGTTTATAGCCTGGTCTTCTTCAGGAAGAAGAGGCATCAACAATTCAATAACAGGGAGATAGTCTTCAACCTGTCTTACAAAGCAGTCCGTTTCCCATTTAGTTTCTTTATCGGAAAACAAAGCCTTGTTCAGAATCTCGTGTACAGATTTATTCTGCATTACGAGCTGAAAAAACTGTGTCCCCTCCCCATTCTCCGGGAAGTTTTGAATCTTCCTGAAGAAGTTAGGAGCCTTATCAATCAAGGACATAAGCGTACTCCTGTTAAAAACAGAAAGCCCCGAACCATATTTCAGATTCGGGGCTCACGGAAATGACTTATTTTGAAAAGGAACCGTTAGCTGATAGAGTCCACAAGACTCATGAATTCATCCCACAAAGATTTGCGAGGTGTCTCTCCCGAGGGAGGTTGCTCATTTGTAGGCGGAGTCGGGGCAATCTTGGGGAAAGACAGATAATCCTCAACCCTACCTTCGTAGGTAAACGAGAGGGGACTAAAATGCTCATTCAGTTCCTGAATAGTTACCGAATTACTGGGTGTCCGAAGACTTTTTGTCAGGTCGGACCGACGCATCTTACCGGTACTCATGTTAAGCAGGTTGAAAAAGTTGGTACCCTTATACTCAAACATACGCACCAACTGATAGCGTTCCCCATTACTACCAACAAAGATAGCACCACGTTCGTAAGTATCAACCGGCATGTTAAATCTCCTTGGGTTAAAGATGAAAAGATAAAAAGGATAGGTACAGTAAACACTTCTGTCGCACCCACGCTAACTTGGTATTTACTGCACCTGTAGAAATCAGGATGCAGGTTTGTTTTTAGGGAGACCGGTTTTGCTTTGTCTACAAACCTTGGATTCTATCCTCGAACATCCCGATTTCTACGGTAGGAAGTGTAGGTTATAAGTATCCAACAGGCACCCCTTCTTCTAGTTTGCCTCCTTATAACCTACACTTCCCTAAGAAAGTACAAAGACTTGTACCTCCTATTGTACTTCACCCCTACTTACATATAAATAGGGGTGAAGATTAGTTTATGTTAACCTTCCGTTTACTTTTCGTTCCCATCCGGAAGGATAATCGTAGGAGCCTTGGGAGTAGGTTCCGCAGGGGTCGTATCTTCAATAGCAGGCTGCTGCTTTTTCAAGGAACCCTGGATTTGACGCATGATGGATTCGGCCTGCTGAGGGTCAGTGTTGCACAGACGACCAATCTGCTCCCGAATATTCATCTGGGGCGGGTTGACTTGAGTTTGCTGCCCCTTGTTTCCACTGAAGAATCCCCACATGCCCTTGATGCCACGCGAAATCATGGGACCAATGGCAGCCGCAAACACGGTGCCAGCCATATAAGCACCAGCATTCACAGCCGAGGATGCAAGCACCTCCTTAACATTGAAACTATCCGAGTAACTGAAGTTACTGCTGACAGTCAGGCCGTCCTTGTTCTGCTGATTGCCACCCTTCTGCTGCTGTTTCTGCGGGTTATTCTGCTGCTGATTGGGGTCCATGTGTTTCTCCTTTTAGTTCGTTAGTTGTTACTGTTAAATCCCCAAACAGGTACAGATTCCTGTTTAGGTTCAGAGTCTTCTTTATCTTCCGACTCTTCGGGCGAAGAAGATTCTTCCGTGTGAAGACCAGGAATTTTACTGAGAACACGTTCAGCAACAATTCCCGTTGTCATAACAACCAGAAGCTTTGCTGCCGTTTTAGCAAGGCCACTGATAAAACCTTTGAGCATACTCATACATATCCTTTTGAGGGGGCAAAACCCCCTCTTTTCTGGTTAAGAAGTTACTTTCCGCGATGTTCGTCTTTATCCTCGTCCTTGTCTTCCTTCTTTCCCATGAAAGCCTTGGCTTCCGTGAGCAGATGATGGGTCAGAATGACAAGAGTCAGACCGAGGCCACCAAGACGACCGATAGAAAGGATGTGCTTCACCATGATAAAACTCCGTTTGGTTAGAGGGTTACTTGGATTTGCTTTCCTTGATGGAATCGCACAGACCAGACACAGAAGAGGACAGTTTCAGAAAAGCCAGCAGACCAATACCGACTGCTGCAATTTTCATGGCCGTACCAGGTTCCTTTTTGGCCTTGTCCAGCAAAGGCTTAGTCATAGCCTTCACTTCATCCATCTTGTTGGAAACATCAAACTTAAACATACGTAACCTCCTTGTAGTTCGGATAGAACAAGAAGCCAATCTTCTTGCTACACCCGTAGGTGCCAACAACTACTCGTTACTTTTGAATACCTGCTGACACCGCAGAAGAAGAAAGTTAACGCGCTTATTTATCCCCTGTTGATGGCTTAATACTTGGAATAACTAGTGCCTTTATCCACTCATAGCCAGTGAGTGTTCCGTAGTCTATTTCCAAGAGAAGTTTGGAAATTACGGAGGTTCCAGGAAACACTGAGGAACGAACGAGAGCTTGACGCAATACATATCGTTGCCACCTTGTCTTGCCTAACTTACTTGCTACCAGAATCAGCGGAATTCTTCGCTCCATTACTTCACGAATGGATGCAGTATCCAAGAGGGATACAATATCAAGCACTGTTAGGGTAAGCTCTTTCGTTAGCACCCGACGAGCACGTACATACTCAAGTACACGTGCCCGTATAAAAGCCAGGGCTAGTCCTCCGAAGACAAGTCCTGGTATGAGAAAGGTTAACTCATTCTGCATATCGGATTCTCCTTTGGACCCGAAAGAAGTCAACTCACAATTGCCGCTATGACAACTAGCCTCACAGGTATTTTAGTCAAACGGTGAGTAGTCCATTCACGTGCAAGTAATTGCCAGTTTGCACAGACAGAAGGTGGAGTTCCGCAGAACAAGCAGTCTTCTTTGTTCTCGATGTTTGAAACATAATACCTATTGGATAGATGTCAACCTTTTGACGCCTGGCTTGAGAATCCTTTTCGAGATTTCCTCTCAGGTTTCACCCCGAACTGGAAGGAATAGCATTTACTGTGCTCGGTACTATTACTTCGCGTCACACAGCAACTTATCACCTTGAATTCTCGGTCTGTTTGAGTTTAGTTACATTGTTTACCCCTAACTACAACCGAACCACCTGTTCACTTTTCTGATGGAAAGACGAACCATGCCCGTTATTCTCCCGTTTCAGAGTTACACGTTTAGCTCTACGGTGGAGAGAAGTACCTCAATGGGCGGATAATCTCCTTGTCTTATTTACAGAATTGCTACTGTGGTTGCCCTCACCGCTACAAGAACTTACTCGCAAGCCAGCAAGCTCTTGTATGAAGTAAGGGGAGCCGAAGCTCCCCCGGTTACAGTTAACCAATCAACGTGTAATCCAAGAACACTTTGTTAAAAGGTGTTACTTGATACACAACACCCTTGAACTCGAAGCGTGTCAGCTTACCTCCAATCAACCGCTTGGCGGTAATCGGAATATTGTAGTAGCCAACAATTCGGAACCCTTTGTCTATGAGCGCAATATAAAACTGCGGGATTGTGTATTCATCCGTATACTCATATCGGGGTACAGCCCACCCTACTACCGTGTATTGTCCGTCCGCAACTCTGCTGATTTCAAACTGAATCATGTAGTTTTCATCTTGCTGAATAACCGAGCATCCGTACGGCGGTACAAAGGTAGACCTTTTAGCCAGCTCTGACAGAGGGCTTATTTGCACACCAGTGTAGTACCCATTCAGGTGACCTTCTTGGTGGCTTGTGCAGGCGATAGTACTCAAAGCCAGAGCTACCGAGATTACTATCGCCTTTAGGTTTTTCACAGTTATACCTCCTGCTGTGATGAACTAAAAGCTGTACTTTACCTGATAATCAAGGTAAGACTGAGTAAAAGGCTCCGTAACTTCAAAGTCCTTCGAGAACTTGAACTCAGAGTTCATACTTGAATACAGAGCAGGTACTCGTATGTACCTGACAATCCGAAGATTACCAATGAGCATCAGGTGCAGGTCAATTTGGTCATAGCGCAGCTGATGAAAAAGAGGGGTAGCTACTCCTTCTATATGGTAGGTGTTGCCTTCCTTTTTCGTTATGGTGTACACAAACGAAAAGTTTTCATCGGTCTGGGTTATGGCTTGTCGGTCATTGGCTGCACCAAGGTTCTGATACAACTCGGAAATCGGGTTTATGTACAGCCCGACGTACCGTTCTTTCACACAACCGGACACACACAAACCAAGAGCTACTACAGCAGCCATAAACTTAAGCTTGGTCATGACCGTAGCCCTACTTGTTGTTGCTGTTCAGAATGTCCTTTACCGCTTCTTCGCTCATGCTCTCAGCAAGAGCACCAAGGTCTTGCTGAATATCCATCGGAATTACCATGTCCAGAAGCTTCTGGAGACCAGAGGCAGACACACCATTCTTAGCCGCAACCAAGAACGAAGATTCCTGAGCCAGCGTAAAGAACATCCGGTATTTGGGAGACAACTTGTTCTTAAACGCAATACTCAGGATACCGAGCGTAACTCCGACCACAGTCAAGGCCAACGAACGGCCAATGCCATCCTTCAACGCATCCTTGGCTTTGGCGGGCAGCGGAGCCAGTTCCAGAAACTTACTGTACCCAGCTTCCACAATCCGGTTTCCGATTTTATCCTGAAGAGTGATAACGGAAGCTTTGGTCATTCCACGCTTCGTTTCATCCATAACCGCGCGGAATTCAGGGCCATGAGAACCAAACATTTCGGACATCTTGTCAGTCAGATTCATAATAAGTCACTTCCTTTTGGTTGTAGTTGTAAACTAAATTACCCAGCGATAACCTTTTCAAGGCGGACCTTCTGTTCCGTCAAAGTGCTAATGCACTTATTGACTTCCGCAATCTTTTCTTCAATGCTCTTGCAAGCATCGGGACTAAGAGACTTCACCTGCTCAAGAGCCTTATTCAGATTCGGCAGCTTAGCCTTTTCAGCATCCAAGCTTTCCTGAGTCTTCACAAGATTATCTCGGGCTTCCAGCTTTTCCTTAGTCTTGGCAGCCTGCTGCGCAAGTTCAGCTTCCACGGACCGAGCCTTGGTCATAACGACCTTATGGCAGTCACCGCACAGCATCTTGCTATGATAATCCTTGATGTCCTCAGGCATGGCTTCGGGGTTCTTGAAGATAACCTTACGAAGCTTGCTGGTCTTGAATTGCTTTCCGCACTTGGGGCAAGCGGGGCGATTGGGATTAGTCGAAGACTTCACCTGCTCCCCAGCCGCAGGCTTGCTGATAACAACAGCGTTCTTAGGGGAAACACTGTTGGCAGCAGGGAGCGGAATAGACTGTACGTTTTGCGTCGATTGCGTGGCGCAAAATTTCGTTTCATCTTTCGACGCTTCTTCCAGAGAAGAAGAGGCGTTATTGAAAGTTTCATTCAGCTCATATTCCCGCATCGCATGGCCTTCCAACATAGGAATTTCCGCAATGGCGTCCCGACCACGGCTAAACAGGTCGTCCATGACATTCAGATTCATACCCAAAGCCAATTGACGAGCAAGCTTTCCGTGTGCGCTTTCGGGATTCGACTGAGAAGCAAGCACCTGCATAGCCCCAGCCATGAGCATATTTTCCCGGAGGTTAGAGTCACTGGACACAACGTGCATGATTTTACGGCCAACGGTTTTCCACAGATACGTGGAAAAACTGTCCTGCATGGATTCCACAGCCTCGTTTACAATAGCCTTAGTCTGTTCGTTCATGATGCTTACTCCTTTTCAATGGTGTTATGTTTGATTACTGTTCCATAAATAGACGGTACGTAAGATTCTTTAGTTTCTTCGTAGTCGTCTCTATCCCCTACCGGTAAAGAATAATCAAGTCCACCTTTTAGGCGGACTTGCTTTCTTTTGTTAGAAAGACGATGCTCATTTTGGCTAAACTGTGCCATTCGTTGATTCTCCATATTTAGGTTTGAACATAAAATACATACAACCTTGTGAACCTAAGTCTTCTTTTCCAACGCACCTAAACCTGTTTTTTAGATAAAAGGGTAATGTATTTACATTGCAAGATAAAAGTATGTTTTCAGTTTGTGCTAGAGATTGAAGAAATATAGTACCCAACCCCCTGCGCTGAAATGATTTCTCAACCATCAAAGATGTAAGATAAATATGAGGATATTTTTGGAACTCAGGTGAAATTTTACAATCTAGCCCGTTCTTGTATAGTCCTAGAACTCCTATTACTCTAGGAATACCATCAATGAAAAGCCCATACGGCTTCCACCTACGAAGGTTAGGAACAACGTCAAGCTCCCACCACATTTCATAGCCCGCAACTCTGTTTGCTGATATTCTGTTTTCAGTAGTATTGCGTATTCTCTTGAGTATAACCTGTTTTACTTTGAGCATGTTTGTTACCTACTCTTTAGGGAAGACATAATAGCTTTCCCCAGGTCTACTTTTAGACTGTAGTCGTCTCTAATTCGAGCACAAATACTTTCAGAGCAAGCTAATCCTAGCTTCTGGCTTATTTTTTTCTTTACCGAAATAGCTTCCTTTGTTTCAGGTTCCGACCTTGCATAATTGCGAATACATTTTTTGTATTCTTTCAGAAGTCCAATTATTCTAGTTTTCTTAGCCATGCTAAACTCCCTTTTGTTGAATAACAACACCGTTACGACGTATAATAATAGCCGGAAGATGGTCCGACCTAACACCGGGATAAAGTTTTCGGTATTCTTGTGTCAAGTTGTCAGGTTTGGAAGTATCAATAACACGTTTAGGCATAACACTATGTCCAAACCTAATCTTACGTTTCCAATCCGAAGCCATGTTTTTCACCTCACAAAGAAAAGTTCGCACAACATGCAAGCAACGGGAATTGCTTCAAACATGAACACTATGACAACAATACCTTTCAAATAGTCTAGCATAGCTGCAACCTTTATTATATGGATATGCTATAATCCACGGCCAAAGCAATCAACCTTGCCAAAAATTCCCGCTGGGGTTGTGTAAGGTCCTGCTTATTCTGACTTTCTTTTACCAAGTTGCTTACGGATGCAAACAAATCTTGGTCTTTGACTCCTACAGCCTTTCTAAAGGAAAGTCCATTTTCTTCCGCTTTCTTTTGCAGACGTTCAACAGACTTTTGCAAGTCTTCTTGCGTAAAAGTCTTGGGCGTGGCTTTCTTTTTAGCCCATGTGGGAATAGTTTGCATGGACGAAAGTCGCCCGAACATTTCATCAGGCGAACGGTCCCCGCAATTTCGAGCAAGGGCGGCCTCAGAAAACTTTACTCCGTTATGAACGACAACTTCTTTTCCGTCTACGGTAATCTTACGGTCATTAGCGGACGTAAACGGACCATATTCCAAAAACCACGCCCGAATCCTAGAAGCCGTGCGGGCATTCAAGTTAGCCCACTTGTGAAGAAGTATGTTAGCCTCAAAATGAGAACGGTCCACCATGCAATAATAGACCGCCTCGGCTGCAAGTTCCGTAAGTTTCCTATCCCCCGCCGCCGTATTCAGCACAAGGGCGTTTACACGTTCCGAATAAGTTTCCCTGCTTCCAAGTTCCGAAGTCTTCATCGTTAGTACCTCCGTTCTATGAAGTTTAGTGCTTGTGAAAGTTGTTGATAATGAGCGGTAACCCATAACTCCTTTGGATACCTACATTTTACCAAAGAATAAGTCAATTGACTTAGCTTTTCATAGTTTTCATCCGTTCTTTGCTCGTGATGGTTACGCATCTTCACCATCAATCTTGACGCCCTTATAACATAAATAAGGGTTAGTGGAGCATAAAATATTCTCCGCATTGTGTGCATAGTATATCCCTACCTCCTTCGAGCATCAGGTCTGATTCTTTCTTCCCATTCAACTCCGTAAATAATGGTTTTAGCTGCCTTACGTCCTACAGATTTTTCTAAAATTTCCTGAGCCCTGTATAGTTTATCAAACGCAACATCAATTTTATCTTCCAAGTCAAACTCGTCATTAGTTTTATCTTCTGAAAGGATATTTTTTATTTCTCGTCTACAATCACGATAACATTTACGGTATAATTCTGTTATTTCATCTACACACATTGTTTTATTCCTCCTGCTTACTTACTCAAAAGATTACGGCCACAAGAGGACGATTTCCAATCTCGTTACCCTCTTGCGGCCGCTGCTATTGAACAAGTTTTGATTGTTGATGTTTGGAGAGAATTTATTGTTTACCTTTATCTTACAAAGTATCCGTCAGCATCATGGCCTTTCGGCTCCGCTATGCACTCTCAGCCTGCATATCTCCCTTGCGATACCTTGCGCGCTTAGCACCGGTCCATAAGCAGAGGCTATCAAGTATCCTGTAGGCACGGCTATTGCTCCGAACCGTTCTCAAGATAGCATATCATATGAAACTAAGCTTGCACTAGCTCCCTTTTGACGATAGCGCGTTTATCCTTGCCTTAGTTATCTATGGATGTCTGGTGGTGCGTTTCTGTTGCACAAGGCCAGTCCATGATAACTAGACTCGGGACCAATGTTATAATTATCGGCCGCGCTACGGACCTAGCTAAGAATTATAAGTACGTCGCAAACGCTTCTTATAATGACGAATTTCCGGTGCTGCATTGGTAAAGCGGGGCAGCTATAGCCTTACACCTATCATACTCAAGTTTTCCGGGTTTGCAGATTGCAAGTATCCCGTCCCACTTGTGATTATGTAAGACACCTTAGGTCTATGAACCCACTAGCTAGCGAGGCTGTGGACGCTTTCGCGTGTCTTTGTTGTGACAGACTCTACCAAGTTCTTCTAAGTCTGTCAAGTAAAATTTTCTCCTTTGTTTTAGTTTTGCTGTTGGAAGAACTTTATCTTAGTTCTTCTAGCGTGTCAAGAAAAATCTTTCCTGACACTAAGAAAAACTAAACTTTCCTACTCGAAAGGGTAAACGCCATAGTTTTCACCTCTTTTTGTTTGATTCTTCCATAAGTCCTAGAAAAAGTCAAGTAAATTTTTCCAGGACCTAGTAAAAATCAACGTACGCTTGTCGATTTATACACAACCTCGAGGTAAATCGAAGACTTAGAAAGTCTCTTTTTGGTGGTATAGGTATGCTCAATGGGCACTTCCACGGTCATGGAATGCGGACGCTTTCCCCGCCTGGTTGTCCAAGACAACACGCATTCCCCCGTGCGTCTGTACTCCGCCGTTGCCTTGTGCTCCTTGCAGAATTTATCTATACGATACTTAGACCACAACATACTTCCACATTCTCCTTTTTCTTTTTTTACCTTAGTTCTTCTAGCGTGTCAAGAAAAATCTTTCCTGACACTAAGAAAAACTAACGGTACAAAAATTTTTCTTCTTTGTGTATCGTACACATAAGCTTGCGCGCTTCTTTGCATCCTAGCTGCTCTTCCAGCTTTTTGCGGGCTCTGTTCAAATTATTGAACGATTTACGCCGCACCTCTTTTGATGCCTCAGAATCCCCAGACTTGGGGAAAACGGCGCGAAGCCAGACACGATAGCAATGTCTGTACGATGCCGACATAAACTTACCTCCTTTTTTCGACACCTAACCGCAAGTCCAGCTCTTTTTCAAAGCGCCGGAGATTTTTCTTGAGGTGCTCGCTACTACTGTAGCGCAGTACAGATGTGTATAGGTATAGATACCACCTTACAAGGTCTTGTAGGCTAAGTTTTTTCATAGCAACAGTCGATGATATACCTGAGGGTCTCGTCCTGCTCCATCTTCTGGATGTACCTAGTCCCACAATACTCTCCGAGGTTGTGGATTAGATACATCTTTATATGCTCCAGTAAGTACTGCTCCTTTTCTACGGGTAGTCCGCAATCGAGATTGTCAAACAAGGTTTTGTACAGACCCCGGAAAAGAATAGACGCACGCTTAGTAGTCATAATCCACGCTCCTTAGTTACCCTATATATAGCAGGTATCGTGCCAAAGTATGAAAACCTAATATTTTCAAATACTTACGTTCTTTTCGGGTTTGTTCGTGGTAAAAATAATTGTACGAAATTGAAGCTTTTTTGTGAAGTTGTACAAATATTTTATTTTTCCAGTGAATCCAGATATTTACAAACGCTAAAAATTCATGTGAAACAGGTATAATTCAATAAATTGTACGTCGTCCCAGGTGAAGCAGACATCTGATAACAAAAAAAGTTCTATGCGTTTGCGGGTTTTTGGGGGGTCAAAAAAC